ATGCCGATTCGCTGCACATTCGTTTTGAACAATCAGTCGACGTCAGCTTTCCACTGTCCAACCGTAGGCACTCTACCTGCGTTTTCGGGACGCGGTTCCGGACGCGATAATCCAGAAGCAACCGCGATCGAAAAGATCGGCCCGATACCCAAGGGCATCTACTACATCGTGGACCGCCAGTCAGGCGGCAATCTCGGTTGGCTCTATGACCTGTGGGGTCAACTCGGATACGGTACGTCCGATCACACGAAATGGTTCATGCTTTGGAATAGAGACACGGGCGATAGCACGTATGTGGGTAAAGTGAAGCGCGGCGCATTCCGTCTGCATCCGATTGGCCCGATGGGGCTAAGTGAAGGGTGCATTACCGTTACCAACACAGCTCGCTTCGAGAGGTTCGCTGCGTTCCTCCGCCAGAAGGGCGCAGACCTGACTGTTCCGGGTACGAACCTCAAGGCTTACGGCACGGTGGAAGTGAAATGACGAAGCTCGGAAAATTCGCGCTCAGCACGAGCATTACGCTCGTTGGCGGATGGGCACTCGCCAACCTAGTGATTCGACTTCCCGTTGAAATGCCCGGATTTCTGGACAATGGCATCCGCGCCGTGCTGAGGCTGACCGGACATCGCGAACTCGCGAATCCGGACGACATGGAAGTGCTGGCGATGACGGCAATTCTCATCGCATCGATCATCGTCGTCGGCGTGCTAGTCGCCCTCGCGAACACCATCATTAAGCGATCACTCGCTCGCAGAACGGCTCACTGAGTCTCGCCATAACGGCACAACAACGTGAGAGATAACGAACTCCACGGCGTCGGCTGGCCTTGTTCGCCGTGGGCGGGTCAACACAGCGCGCCCCGATCGCAATCGGCGCATGGCGTTCCGGTTGCCGGCCGCAGCCACAGTGAATTGAAATCCTCCGCGAGGCGGCGTCGTGATAACGCCGCCTCGGCCCCGAGCGCCATCACGTTTAATCAACTGCCACGGCTTATTGATCGCCGCACGTGCCTGGTTTGCATACAGCCAGGCGAGCAAGCAATGGAGCGCGAGGGTTAGTAGCAGCAAGGATCGGGCAGAAAAACCCACACCACCGCAGGAATAGCCCCCTGAGCGATATCTATGCAATTGCCCGCCAAGCCTCATGGCGGAAGGCAGCCGACTTTATCAGCCAGCGCGAGAGCCTTGATAGGTAAGGATCCCACGCCTTCGAGAAATGACTACCCACAACCGTACCCACAATGCCCAGAACGGTAGCTATTTCGGGCAATTCTTCTGCCGCGCGAGCGTCTTGTAAGTGGAGTATGACTTACATAGGGTTTTGAACACGTCATTCGCCGTCTGGAATCACCGCATCATCCCCGATCGTCGCCGTCAGCGCATTGTCGCAATGCCCCCGGCTGATCCGATCAAGCGCGCGGCAAAGCACGCAGCCCCACCGGCGCCCGGCATTGCGCGCCTTCGCGGCGCGCTCGCTGATCGTCTCATTCGGCGAACCGCCGAAAATGGTGTTCACGGCTTCATCAAGCAGCACGGCGAAATTCAGCAGATATCGACCGATTTTGCTCATCTCGGCACCTTCGGGCAATTCTTCGCGACAGCGAGATCGTGTGCAAGGATCTGTTGTTTCGTTTCTAGCGTATCTTCCGGCACTGCGGTGATCGGCTTCACCCAACTGCATGCAGTGTCGACGACGCGAGTTTTCGGGAGCGATGGTGCAGCCGGTTCCGGGCAGTCTGTCGCGCACGCGGCAATGCTAAGCGTGGCGAGCAAGATGATGATCGCTCGCATGACTCACTCCTTTCGCAGTGCGCCGAGCGCATCAAGCTGCTGATCGACGTCGGCCGGCGTTGCAGCTTGCGCCTGTTGATTGGCGGCGGCGGCGTTTTCAACTGCATTCGTCTCGGCACGCGCTGCCTCGGCATTCGCCTGCTCGATCTGCTGCCCAGCTTCAGCAACCTGCTGCATTCCTTCCGCGACCTGCTGCGCGGCTCGAGCTTCAGTCGCCACGGCACCCTTCGTTTTAATGAAGCCCCAGATGGCGCCAAACGCGATGCCTCCGACGCCGATAATGATCGGCCAGAACTTGGCGAACAAAGAAATGAAGATCGTTGCCATCTCTCTCACTCCTGAATATCGAGCATACCGAGGTTGCGCGTGCTCATGATTGCGATCAGCTTGTCCGCGTAGAGCGGATCTGTTGCGTAGCCCGCGCGCGCGATCGCCCGTGCGAAATCCGGTCCGTTTTTGCAGTCGAAAGCCGAGTGATAACGCGGATTGCTTCGTAAAAAATCCGCATGATCGTCAATGCTCCCCTGCCAACCGTCATAGGCGCGGAAGCGCGCCGTGATTTCAATCGATTTGCCGTTCACGACCTCGTGCGTCACCTGCTCTGTCACCAAGCCTTGCCACGATAGATCCGCCTTGATGCCGAACAGGTTCATGCCCGGCGCGCGCCGCCCCCAACTGGATTCGAGCGCGGCCTGCGCGACGGTGACGCTCGCGGGCACGCCGGTGCGTTTCGCGCACGCTTGTGCTGCCGGCGCGATCGCGGCGATGAAGCCAGCGGGCGTCGAGATGTCCGGCGTCGGTACGGCCGCGCGCGGCGGCGTTACAGGAACCGGAACCAGCGGAGGGATGGCTCGCGTCGGCGCGGGCGCCGAAGTCGCGGCCGCGATGTCCGTTTTTTCCGGCTGAATTGCGCCGCCCGGGCCGTCCGAGGCGCGTTGCTGGGCGGGCGTTTGAGAGACGGTGCTTGCATTTTTCGGCCGGGCCGGGCCGGGCGCTCCGGCAAAAACTGTCGATCGATCACCTTGGTCGACACTTTGTCGGCCGAACAGCGAGAAGATCGCGCGGATGAGGTCACTGAGCGCCATCGCCCCCTCCTTGCGCCACCGCAGGCTGAGCCTGATCGACCTGCAACAAGCGAGCGAGCAGCACCAGCACGAAACCGCCTGTCGCGATCCAGTGAGCCCAGCCATGCGGCAAAGCGTCCTTCAGATCGTCAGGAATCGAGCGCCACGCATCGAGCAATGCGGGACCGGCACCGAATACAACCGCAAGCGCGCTCGAGAGTTGAACCGAACCAAGCTTGTGCGCGCTGCGCCATTCGTCAATCAATCGGATCTTCATGACAGCACCTTCAAACGAGTTTGCAAGGAATCGGCGCGTCCTCGTCGTGCCGATAGACGGCGCAGACGCGGTGATAGCCGTCTGCGATGAGCGTCGGTTCACCGCGGACAAGAAGAATCGGTGAGAGTGCTTTGCCCTCGCGGATCTTCTTGCGGTTGTGCCGAACGTGTTTATTAGTAGCGGGGAGAGGCGCGAGACCTGAAGCCCGCAAGATGTCCTTCGCCTTGATATGTTGGATGTGCGCTTCTCGAAGCGCCCCGATAAGTTGCAGCGCGCGCGATGGATCGAATTTGAGGCTCAGATACGACTCCGCTGCCGGATAGTCGTGCTCTTCCGGCTCCGCCAGCCATGTGATTTCGTGGCTCAAGATTTCTCTCCTTCGCGTCGGCTCAGAATCTTGTCGCGCACAAGCACATAGGCACTGAGCCCGCTGTAGATTGATGTGATGACGAGCGCGATACCTGACAAAGTAATACTCGATACCGCATGTCCGATCGCCACTCCCAGCCAGCCGAACGCGATCTTCACGATTTCCAATGCCTGCCATTTGTTATCCATTCGGCACCCCGTAAATGAAAAACCGCCCGAAGGCGGCTGTGGTTAAGTGATGATCATCAATTGAGGACTGGACCCAGACGTAGGTGGCGGAGATCCTGATGGTGCCTGCAGCGCGTCAAGGAACGCTGCTCCGCCGTTGTTGTTTGATATCGCGCCTCCCCATGTCACCGTCAGCGATGACTGCGCGGATGTGAAGCCCTTGCAGGCCGCGCCAACGGATGAGTACTGCAAGCCTCCGCCGTTCTTCGTCCCCGCCACGAACGTCCATCCAGCGGGGGGCGTGTTGTAGTTCGTGGCGTTGTTGCCGGTGCCTATGCCCTCTATCATGAAGGTGTTGGCGTTCGTGGTGCTCGCCGTCATGGATGGGCTTGAGTCGTTGGCGACCATCGTCTGGGGCAGGGATGAGTTCGGGTCCCAGGGGCTGGTCTGGTCGCAGCCGTTGACCCCGAATGCGATGCCGGAGAAGTCGTCTATCGACATGTTATACGTCGCGGTGATCGTCTCCGAGGTCACCACCGACGGCGCGTAGGCCCACCACACCTCGACGTCGGTTACGTTCGACACCACAGACAGGCGCTTGTGCCACGTCAACCCGCTGGTCGATGACACCGACGATACCGAAGGAGGCCCGTACGCCGGCTTCTCGGCCACGAAGACGGCCACGATGACGTCGTTCGTCTTGGTGGTGGACAGGACGACGCTGCACGTTGCCGTGCCGGACACGTTGCCGGACGTGTAGTTGTCAAGCGTGGGTGCTGGCATGTGAGCCTCTCGTCACCGCGTGCCTACTACCGCGAGGTTTATGTTGGCCAGAGTGGCGTCGGGCGACGCCGGAGCGACCACCTGCACGACGTCCCCCGGGCTCGTCGTGACGGCGCTGGTGAACGTGAACGTGCCGGACGTGGCCCCTGCGGCAAAGTTCAGGGACCCGATGCTGGACCCGTTCTTCTTGATGGAGAACGTCGTGCTCGCGGTAGCGGCCGTGCCGGCCTTGGCGTAGCTGCCCGTCAGCGAGGCCGGGAAGGTCACGGCCTGCGGGGTGATGGCGCTGAGCACGACCGCGCTGGCGGAGGGTGCGCCGGGCTGATAGCTGATGAGGTCGACCGGCTGCGCAGCCAGCCCCGGCGGCGTGACCTGTACCACGGACGCGAAGTTGAAATTGCTGTTGTTGGCCAGGGCCAGCGCGCTGCCGGTGGACTGGAAGGCCGCGAACTGCAGCGTGTCGCCGGCGTTCAGGTAGACGTTGGTCGACACGTCGTTGGTCACGAACTGTTGCGTGGCGCTGCCCTGCAACGTCTGCAGCGTGGCCTCGTTCTCGGCGCCGTTGATGAACAGTGCCGCAGCCAGTTGCTGGCTGGCGGACCACGAAGCGGTGGCGAATATGAACTGGCAGGAGACGTTGTACCATCCCGCCGTAGGGGCGGTGAAGGTGCCGGTGCCGGCGTTCCAGGCACCGCTCGTGGTGTCTTTGGTGCTGGTCCAGCCCGTAATCACCGTGTAGGCCGCGTTCGGGATGCTCTGCGCCGAGGTGTTGTACGCGCGGAAGCCGACGGGCGCAGTGGATATGCTCTTGGCCACCCACTTGCCCGTTGCGTTGTCCCACACGAGCGCGTTCTGGTCTATGCCAGCGCCCTCCGTCACATTCACGTCGGACAGCCCAGACAGGGTGCTCGAGCCGGTGGACGTGCCATACGGCTGGTAGCTGCGCTGGTCCGTGTAGCTGGTGACGGTGGTGGCGCCTGCGACGATCACGTATAGCGTCACGGAGCCGGCGGGGAAGCCGGTAGTATTGACGGACACGGCCCCAGAGGTGGCGCTCGCGTACACGTAGTTCGTGGCGCTGGCGGTGAGCGTCACCGTGCCGTCGTTTATCTGCGCGCCGCCGTACCAGCCGCCGTAGTAGCCCCACGTCAGGCCACTGGTGGTCGACGCGCGCCGTCCCCATAGCATGGCCGGGCTGGCGGCGTCGAAGTTGGCGTTGGCCACCACTTCTTTGTTGGCTTGCGTCGAGCTGATCTGGTCGATCAGGGATGTGCTGTTGGACATTTCGTCACCTTGCGATGGTGGCAATGGCTGCGTAGCCAGCCACGCCTTGGTCGCTGTTCTGGCTCACGGTTATGGTGATGGTCTGGCCCGTCGTAAAACCGTCTGCGGCTATCATCGACGCCGTATATGTCCACGTCGGAACGGCCGGCGAAACGAATGGGCCGCTGACGGAGGTCGTCCGCTTCACGGTGCCGCTGCTGGAGACGGTCACCGTGTACGTCTCGGACGACTCATCTAATGGCACGTCGGCACCGCTCAGCCACGAGTAATTGACCCTGGCCCTGCGCAGCCACGTGACGGTGATGTCGCTGGTAGAGGCGGCACTGCCGTGGAACGCCTGAAGCTGCCACGGCGACAAGGGCTTCACTCGCGCCACGGCCGGCTGCACCGTGACCTGCCCCGTCGGCGTCAGGCCAAACATGTTGTTCAAGTAGGTTTCGAAGTACATGTTCTGCCCGATGTCTGTCAGGTTTATGCCAGTCTGTCCGATGCTTGACGACTGCAGCAGCACGAACGTCTCGCCGGCGGCGTGGCCTCCCATGGCCCACTCCGTGCCGATCTGGCCGCGCAGCAAGCCGCTAAGCGTGTATTGTCCGGGCGCGGTCTGCGTGGCCGTGCGGAATAGGATGATCTCGCCGCCGACGTAGGCCACGTTCGCGCCGTTGAGAAAGCTGGCGTAGCTCACGCTGGACAGCGACAGCGCCGCCTCGTACAGCGTCACCTGAAGGGTGTTCGTCTCGTCTGGGATGTTGCCCCCATAGAATCCGCCGAGGGCGTTGCCGGTGTAGCCGATCGGCGTCGGCGTGACGAGCTGGAGCAGTTGCGCGAAGTTCGCGTCGTCTCGCGACACGTCGACGTAGCAGCCCGGCCACGAGCCGCTGAAGCCGCACGCCGCCAGGTACAAGCCCTGCGACGTATCCTGGCTGCGCAGCGGCGGCACGTCGAGTACGGCTAGGACGGTCGGTCCGGAGTACGGAACCTGCTGCGGCACGAAGCCTTGCGCCGAGCCGCCCTGCGCGACCTGCTGCGAGACGTTAGGGTAGATGGACGAGACGCTTAGGTCCCCGGTGAACTCGACCACGCCCTTGCCGTTCAGCACTACCTTGGTGATGCGCACCGGGTAGACGTTTCCGTCGTAGCCCGTGACGCCGACCACGTCCGTCGGCTCGTAGGCCAGGTACTTGTAGCTCGTGGCCCAAGTGAACGTCTGTCGTTTCGTCCACCGTTCCCAAAGCATCGCCTCCACCCGAGTTCGGGCCTCGGCGTCGGACAGCACGATGGGCACGTTCGTGGACTCATCAAGGTTCGACGTCGTGACAGCCCGGAACGCGCGCTGCGTGTTCGTCTGGTAGTCGGCAGAGTTGGACGGGTACGAAATGGTCTCCGACCGCGGCAGCTCGAACTCCTGCACCACCGTCTCGACGAGCGGATTCTGCGCCGCCTGCTGGCCGCCGCCCGCAATCGCGCCCATGTCGTCCCACGGTACCGTAACCGCCGCCTGCGCCCCGCGCCTGACGAACTTCAGTTGCCCATCGCAGTCGCTGACGTCGAAAAAGTACGTCGCCTGCAGCGGGGCGAGCGCCTGGCGCGGGCTTGACTTGCTGGTGATGGCAAAGCCCGTCACCACGTCACCGAGCGATGACGCGTCGTACTGCGACGGCTGTAGGCCCGCTGATGCGCAGATGTCCGACACGATGGAGGACAGCGTCACCTGAGACGGGTTGCCGCCCATGTTTAGCGTCATGTATCCGAGGCGCACGGATGACAGGTCGGCGCGGAAGAACATGATGAGGCTGTCGTTCACCACGTACATCGTGTGCCAGTTGAACGGCGCGGTGCCCAGCAGCGTCAGCGTATTCAGCGAGGGCCTGAAGACGTACACCGTGGCCCCTCCGCCGCCTAGGTAGATGTGATCGTCGTCGACCACGAAGCCCGGGAAGCCGGACGGCATGGAGCCTCCGCCCGGGGCGGTGGTCCAACTGTTGGTCACCGCCAGCGACGTCCTATCGAATTGGTACAGCGCGCCCGCGGCGTAGTCGCACGCGTAGACGTACGAGGCGCTGCCGCCGACCATCAGCCACTGCTTCAGGACGCCTGACTGCGCCACGATTAGGCCGCGCTGCGACAGGTCGCATCTGTAGATCGGCCTACCGCCCGGGTAGTACGACGTCAGGAAGATGTCGTTGCCGTTGCGCCAGAAGTTGGCCTCACTGCCGGCCACGCCGAGGTCCATCGTTCCCGCCGCGTCCATGGCGTCCCACGTGCCGTCCGGGTGAAGCCACCCGGGCCAGGTGTATATGCCGGGCACGTCCGAGTAGCCGAACGGCATCCCCGAGCCGCCGTGCCCGTACGAGCCGGGCGGGAAGAACTTCAGCTGCTGCGCGCCGTAGGCGTTGAGGTTGATGACCCTGACGCCCTCGAAGCCGAGGTAGTAGCCGTACCCCATGGCGGTGCCGCCCTGGCCGTTCAGGTTCGGCGCCATGAACAGCGTGCCGTCGGCCGTGGCGTAGGTGTACGATGACGCCGTGACGCCGGTATAGGCCGGCGCGATGTTCGTCGCCACCTCGAACGTTAGAGAGGGCATATAGTTGCCCCACTGCTGCAGGTTCAGCTCATTGAACACCACATAGGCCAGGCCGCGGTAAGGCGGGGTGTTCGCCGCGCCGAGAGCGGCTTGCATGGTCGGGTCGGCGACCTGGTTCTCGTCGCCCGGATAGACGGTGAAGTTGGTCACCATCTGGCTGGCGCCGGACACGCCCTGGAAGTCTGCCGGATTCGAGACGTCGTAGATGAGCTTTCCGTTGGCCCATATGCGCCGCACGCCGGTGATGGTGTTACGGCAGAGTGCCACCGCGAAGCTCACGGTCACGTACGGCTGCTGGGCCTTGCCGCCCATCCCCTTGCCGCCGCCGGCGCTGTGCTGGTGCGGGGTACCCATCCAGATCACATTGCCGGCGAGCCTGTATAGGCCGTACACCTTAGGGATGAACTTGCCATAAGCGGAGTCCTGGACGCGGACATCGGACGGCGCCGGCTCCTTCGGAGGGGAAAGGATGGCGCCAAGCAAAGAGCCGGCCATAAAGCCGGCCTCGATAGCGAACAGACTGCCACCGGACGCCACGCCGCCGATTACTGCCCCAGCCGTACCCAACAAGAGCCCAACTGCCTGGCCCATTTATTCGACTCCTTTCACGCTGTAATAGCGGCAGACGTACCGCAGCCATTTGTCGTCCATATCGTGCTCGCACACCACCCGGTTCACTGCATAAGCGTGAATGACGGTCCGCGGTGCCGTGAGGATGCCGAGATGCATCGGCTCGCGTTCCCAATGGAAGAGCACCACATCGCCCTCGCGCCCGACCGGAGTTCTGTCCATCATGGAATCGCATATCGGTGCGAGCGTCCCATCCGGGCGCCTCGAATAGCCGTCCACATCGTAGTCTGACGGGCATAGGCCTAGCGCCTTCGCTACGCCGATGACCAATCCGGCGCAGTCGACCGCCACGCCTTTCAAGCGGCCCTGATGGCGGTACGGCGTGCCGAGCCACGTCCGCGCTTCGTCGACAAACTGCTGACGTGTGACCATCGTTCAATCCCCAAGCGGGCGCAGGATCGTGTCCGGCCCCGGAATGTATGGCTCGCCGCGGAAGTGGAGGATGTTGCTCCACCTGTCCCGGCACGTGCCGAACTGCTTGTCGCATCCGGCGACAATCGTGTAGGCGTCGCCGGGTGCGATGGCGAACGTCATGGGCATGGCCAGCGTGACCGAGCCCGGGGACGAGTTGCGCACCTCCATGCTGTAGCCCGTGTTCTGCCCGGAAGTCCACGTGACCTTCCCGTATGCGAAATAGCCCACACCGTACGTGTAATTGATGAAGACCTCGGCGCCGCCGTCGCCGGCGTTGAACGTGTACAAGCCGCCCGAGGTCACCGAGTACTGGTGCGAGCTCGGAGAGCCGCCGACGGCCGTCCACGTGTTGCCCGCGCTGTCTGCAACAGAGGAGTTCGCGACGAAGGTCCCTGACGGCGGAACGATCTGTATCTGGAACGGCCCGGTGGTCGGCACGCGCCTGCCCATGCTGTCGACGAAGGGCACCGTCGGGCCCGCCTGCGTCAACGACGGGTCGGTCCACGCGAGGTACTGCGCCGTGACGGCCGACACCGACCCGCTGAACGTGAGCGGGCCGAGTGCCTTCTGGCAGCGCGAATCGCCGAAGGTGGCCCGGCAGGTCGTGCTGAACTGCTCGCCTATCGTCTGTTGCATGGTCTGCGCCAATCCGCGCAGCTCCGCCTTCCACACCCCGTTCTGCAGCGTGAACTGGCCGAGGTTGCCGCTGGTGAGATTCATCTGGCCCATGGACAGGTCGGCATAGTTCACGACGAAGATGAGCACGGCCGCGTTTGACCACAGGCCGGCCTCGACGCCGCTGCGCGTCACCGCGCCGCCGCCCGTAACCAGTAGGCCGTCTATCTCCAAGTTTGACGTGGACAGGTCAGCCGACGATTCGACCGCAGACGCCGTGTAGCCATAGGTGGAGCGGTAAACGACCCCGTTGTACGCGATGTCCACGTCATGGTCGGTGAAGCCCCACACCGTGGCGTCCGTGCGGATCACCTGCACGCACGTGGCGATCGTCCGCACGTCTCCCGCGAGCCACGTGGACATAGCAGCGCTGACGCCCCTCACAGCCTCACCTCCACGATGGCCAGGGACTGGAACCCGAACAGCGCGCCCGAGCCGACGTCCAACTGCGGCGAGAACTGGTCGGTGTTGAATCGGCATGGCGTGTCGAAGGCGCCGGCCCACGTGAGCGAGTCCGACGCCTGCGGGTACATGTACGCCGTGCCCGTGCCGAGCGTGTCGCCCGAGGTGTTAGCGCTCACCGTGACCGTGGTCCCGGAGATGGCCGTGATGGCCACCGCCTGGTTGTTCAGCGTGCCGCCGGTGTCGCCGGTGACGCCGGTGAAATACAGCAGCTTGCCCACGGCCCAACCGGGCGGCACGGCGCCGACTGAGAAGCTGGTCGTGGTTCCCGCGACCCAGCCGGAGGTGAAGGCCTGGCTGTCTGCGACGAACGTCACCAAGCCCGTCGTGGTGTCCAGCCCGCACTGCCCCGGCGACACCCCGTAGACGACGGGGGAGCCGTTCCTGTACACCGTCGTCGTCTGCGTCGGGGCGCCGCTTAGACCGTAGGTCAGCAGTGGTTTGCCTATGAGGCGGTAGTCGGCCAGCGGCGCCGCCGCATAGCGCTTGAACATCTGATAGGCGGGGACGCCCGCACCCACGCCCGACGGTGCCGTGAACGATGAGTAGCTGCCGACGGGCAGTCCAAGCAGGCCGCTGCCCTCGTCCAGCCAGTCCGTCCAGTCACGGAACCTGAACCCGTAGGCCTGCCCTTTGCAGATGCGGAAGAAGTTGCGCAGGGTCTGCACTGAGTACTGGTCGAGAACGCCACCGTTGGTGCGGAAGCAGTTCTGGAGATCCCATTGGCCACGCCCGAACGTCCACAGCACATTGCGCTGCTCGCGGCCGCTGGTGCTGCTGGTCACCACGGTGTTATAGCTCACGCCACCGCGAGCCCACACGGCCAGATCGTCAGGAAAGCGTGGCGATTCCAGAAAATTTGATGTCATTCGTCACTCCTTCTGAGCGCCGCTTGGATCGCCCCTGTTAGCCACTGATGCCGCCTAGCCCCGCGCGCTTCGGCCAGCGCCGCCTACCACTCGGTGCCCTTGAAGCTGGTGCCCTCGTCGACCATGGCGCCGCTGAGATTGGCGCCCTTCATGACGCATCCGCCGAAGTTGGCACCGCGCAGGTCGGCGCCGGCAAACGTCGCGCCCGTGAAGTCGGAGCCCGCGAGATTCGCGTTCCGCAGCGTCGCCCCCTTGTACTCGGCACCGGCCATCTTGGCGCAGCCGCAGCTGAGGCCGGTGAGGTCGAAGCCGCACATGTCGATGCCGCTCAGGTCGGCGCCCATGGCGACCGCAGCCTCAATCGCCGCGGTCGCGCTGGCGGCGATGCCCTGCCACAAAATTTTGTCGGAGTCGACGTTCTTCAAGACGAAAAAATTGCCAGAAAGCGTGCTCATTGCTACCTCTCCTTAAAAGTCGGTTGAAGTTTCAAGCATTCCTCTTGAGCGCCTGTTGGACTGCCATACCAGCCATCGAGGCGATTTGGCTTTGGGTGCGCAGATCGACTCCGTTGGGCAGCACGAACTGGTTCGTGACTGTCACCCCGGCACCGGCGCTGTACGGCGAGTTCATGTGGGCCGGCACGATCGCTTCGCCGCGGTGGATCTGCGCGATCATGTCGTTCGGCACGTACGGAGTGCCCACGTCGTACGAAGCCAGCCCCATGAGGGCAGACAGGCCTCCACCGCCGGAGCTCATCGCGCCAGACGCCACCGCGCCGGCCGAGCCGGTGACGCCCGTGGCGGTAAATCCGAAGGCGCCCGCCATGTCCCCCTGGCCGAGGCCTCCCAGCAGTCCCGACAGCGAATTGCCTGCTCCGGAGACGCTTGAGGCAATCGTAGCCGCGGTGAATGCCGCGAGCGCCGCCGTCGCAGACGTAACGGCCGCCGTCATCGCTGCGATGCCCGTCGTGTCAGCCGTCACGGCCGTCGTGTGTGCCGTCGTCGCGGCCGCCCCGGACGCATCGCCGCCGAGCAGCTTCGACGTGCCGGTGCGCAGCAACGAGTCCATCGAAAAGCCGCCGCCGAACTCCATCTTCGAGACCTTGTCGAAGAGGCTCTTCGTGACCAACTGCGTGAGCTCCTGATTGATGCTCGAGAAGAGGTTCGCGAATGCCTGCCTGCCGCGCGCCGTGCCGTCGACGATGCTCGCGAACGTGCGCGAGAATCCTTCCTCGATACTGTTGGCTGCCTGGCGCGCCGACTGCATCTGCGCATCGTTCGCGGCGATCGACAACTGCAATTGCTTCGTCTGGCCCTCCTGAGCCAATTGCACTTGTTGATCCCGCAGTTCCTGCTGCTGCACCTTCGTCAGCGACTTCTCGGTGTCGAGCCGGTGCTGGATCGCCTGGATCGCGATCTCCGTCTTCTTCTCTTCGAACTGGCGCTGTAGCTCGATCAATTGCGCCTGCGTCATGCGCCCCTGCTTGACCTCTTCTTCCGCCACCATCAGCGCGCGCTGTTGCGCCTGCGAGAATCCGGCATTCGCACGCTTCGCAGCGAGGTCTTCGAGCCCCTTCGTCTCAGCCGCGATCGCTGCATGCATGTCCTGAGAGGTCTGAATCACAGCGGCCGCACGCTGCCGGTCCATGACAGCCAGTCGTCCCTCGATCTCCACCTCTTTGGTCCGAAGCGACAAACGTTCCGCCGGGTTCCTCGCCTTCGACTCGAGCTCCGTCGTCTGGTCGAGCTGCTGTTTCACTGCGGCGCGCTCGGCGTCCATACCCTTCAGCGTGATAGCGAGGCGCTGAAGGTAGTAGTCGCGGAGCGAAATCTCCTGCAGCTTGTAGGATCGGTCCAGCTCGGATTGCTCGGCCTTCAGATCCTCCTTCAGCGCGTTGAGCTTCGCTTGCGTCTGAGCGTTCTCGTACGCGTACTCACGCGTCGGCGTGACCTCGCCGCCGTGGTTCCCGCGCGGAGTGCCCTTCGAGAAATTGATTTGATGGGAGCCCGTCGCCCCATGCACGGTGGCCGGCGCGGCGGTATCGGACCAGACCTTCTGAATGAAGGTCCTGTAGTGATCGCCAGCCGTCTCGATGTCGTGGAACCCTGACTTCACGGCCGAGACGATGCCCGAGAAGTCACCGGCTCCCGCGCGGTTCGCGGCTGCCACGACAGTCGAGATCGCGATACCAGCTTGCTCGGCACCGACGACCAGCGTCGCAAGAGCAGATGCGGCGCTCTTCACGACATCCGACACGCCGTGATAGAAGTCCTCGAGGATCGGCTTCAGAGCCGCATTGTCTGAAAGCGCCGACGTGAGGTTGAGAATCGTCGGCAGCAGCACGGTCTTGGCACTCATGGACATGGCATCCATGCGGGCGTGCGCGAGCTCCATCTGCTCCTTCATCGCGGCCATCTGTTCGATCGTCTCGCCGCCGATGATGGCGCCGGCGTTGCGCGCCTCGGCACCGAGTTGCGCCAAGCCGGCCGACCCACGATCGAGCAGCGGGATCAGGTTCGCACCAGACGCACCGAATAGCTCATTGGCGACCGCCGCCTTACCCGCGCCGTCGGCCGAGTTGTGGAAGGCGTCCGCGATCTTGGCGAGCAAATCGTTCGGGCTGCTGGACCGCAGTGTGCTCAGCGAGATCCCGAGCGCGGCGAAAGCGTCGACGGCTACCTTATTGCCGTGGACCGCCCGGTTCTGCACTTCGGCAAGCTTGCTGAACGACTCGACGGTTTCCTTCGCGTTGACGCCGGAGGCATGCGCAGCGAACACCCACTGCTGGATGGCGTCGGTGGATGCGCCGGTCACCTGTGACGTTTTGTGGACGGCCTCGCCGTAGTCTGCCATCGCCTCGGCGGCTTTGTAGGTGACTGCGGATGCGAGCGCTACTGATCCTGCAACGGCTCCGATCGCAAGACCGGCCGGCGTCATGATCTTGTGCATCCAGTCCATCTGCTCGCCAAGGACCATAATCGAGCCGACGAAGCGCTTGTAATTTCCCATCGCCATTTCGTGGCCGAGCACGAGCAGTTCGCGACGTGAGGCGGCCGTCCAGTGCGATGCCCCCTCGGCCGCCTTCGCCTCGGCCTCGTGCGCAGCACGCACGCGCTGCGACGCCTGCACCATTCGGCTTGCGGCAGTTTCCGCAGCCGAGCTCATTTGCGCGAAGCCCTGCGTCAGCGCCGCGTTGGTCGCGCGCGACTGCGCGACCAGCTCGCGCAGGTCTTGCGCGATACCGTTGACGGCGCGACCGATTGCATCCGAGGCCTTCGACGCTCCCTGCTCGGCACCGTCGGATGAAACGGTGATCGATACATTTACGTTGTCGTCTGCCACTGCTCACTCCAAGTCATTCGTCCAGCAGTCGGCCGCCCATCGAGGCGAACATCTCGGAAGGCTTCGCGCCGCCGTCGGACGGCGCGGTCGCTGCGCCGGCCTGCGGCTTAAACTTCACGAACGCGGCCACGCACCAGTGGACGGGCGGGTGCTTCATAAACCCGCGATACAGCGCCTCGACGCGTGGAAGATCGAGTTCATCGATCTGGGCCCACGTCCAGCCAGTCGCGAGAATCAGGTCGGCGTAGAGCTCGTCCCAGTCGATGCGCTCGTCGCCGTTTCCGCTTCCCCCGATTCGATCCTCCCGGCGCTGTAGATCGCGCGCAGGACCGTCGGGACGTTGCGTTCGTCGAGGTGCTCGTCGAGCCAGTCGCGGTCGAGATCCGGCGTGCCGCCGTCCTGGCGCGCGAGCGTGTCGCCGATGAAGGCCGACAGCTCGTCCATGTACTCGGGGCTGTTCAGGATGGTTTCGGCCTGCGCCTTCATCCAGCGCTTGATGCTTTTGAGCGAAGCGGGCGGCACCGGCAGCTCGCGGCCGCCGATCGTCACGGTGTTCTTCATGGGTCAGTTCTCCACGGCGCAGCGCGCCGCGCGGATGCGGTAGTACTCGATCACGACACTGTCGATGTCGAGCTTGTCAAGGAATTGCAGGATCACTTTTCGGTTCTGGAGCGCGGCGGCGCGCGTCTGGCACGGCGTGTACGGCACCGTCTCCTTCAGTTGCCAGTTCGCGAGCGCGAGGCCGACCGCACGGAAGACGCGCTCGACTTCCTCTACGGAACAGCCGAGCGCGGCAGCCTGGGCCTCGGGCGTGACGCCGCACGCCAGGTTCTGATAGATCAACTTCGCCGAGGCCTGGTCCATGTCAGCTCGCCTCGCCGAGGCAGATCGTGCCGAGCGTGTTGCTCGAATCGACGAACGCGCTGAAGTCGAATTCGGGGATGTTGAAGTCCTCGAGCTTCGTGCTGAACGTGTACTTCGTGGCGACGCACTGGTTCAGCGTCAGCGTGACGCGCTCGCTGTTGAACACCTGCGAGACGACCGACTTGAACGACGGCGCGGTGCCGAGCAGCTGGTTGGTCATCGTCACGGTCTCGCCGACCGTGTTGCTCGTCGGGGTGTACGTGTAGCTGATCGCGACGGCAAGGCCGGTGTCGGCAGCGGCGAACGTGTAGACACCCGCGGCAACCGAGTACTGCCCGACGGCCGGCGCCGAAGCGACGCGCGTCAGCGGCAAGCCCGTGGCGGCGTACTTCACGCCAAGGTCCGTCACCCAGCCGGCCGAGTTCGCTACCGTGACGGTGTACGGGCCGGTGCCAGGGATCGTGCCGGCTTCGTTGTCGGAGATGAGCGTCTGGCCGACGCTCTTCGAGATCCCGAAAAACAGATCCGACAGCACGCGGCCCTGAAACTGACCGGCCATCGCCTTGCCCGTGACCTTCATCGTGCCGCGGCCGATCGCGAGCGGCAGTTGGTAGGAACCGAACAGTTCTTTGACTGTCGCGTCGAAGCTGATGTCGGCCGATTGCAGCGCGCCGAAACGGTTCGGCGTGGGGTTGGCGTTGCCCGACTGGATGCCCCAGAAGGAACCGGCGCCGAAAGCGTATTGAGACATGGTGGTGCTCCTATGCGTGAGCCACGAGCGGGCAAGAAAAAGGCCGGCTCAGACGAGCCGGCCTGGGGGTACTGCGAAAGGTGGATCAGGATTCGCCGATCAGGCGGCAAGCTGCTTCTTCAGTGCGTCGACTGCGGCGCGCACGTGATTGAACGTCGCGGTGTCGCGCGACACGATCGAGTCGTGGAAGTTGGCGCGGAACCACGCTTCGATCAGCGCGTCGATGCGCGCGTCGAGCGCGGGGGCTGCCGGTGCCGGCGCGAGTTCCACGGCCAGCGTCGCGCCGGGCTCATCGCCGGCCACAGGCTGCTTTGTGTCTTCCATGTCGCGCTCCTTCAGTTGTTAGTCAGGATGTTGACGGGGATGATTACGACGCCCTGCGGGCCGAGCATCCCTTCGTCGGTGACAATCTCGCCCTCGATCCAACAGTGCGACACGGTGCCCCCGAGCGTCTGGAATCCGGTCAGCGGATCCGGAGCGAGTGCGGCCTCGATCGCGTCCATCAGCGGATTCAGCGTCGTCGCCGGCGTCACGTCCATATCGCTCCCTGTGTTCACGTACAGGTAGATCTCGCATTGGAACGACACCTTCGCCGGCAGACCCTTGCGAGTCTGCTGATGCTCGCGCTTCTGTACCTGGAACAGTGCCGGCTGCTCGACCGCCGGCACGTCGGCCCAGTGACGCAGGCGCCGCGACGTCGTGACGAGACCTTGGATGGCCGACAGCTTCGCGAAGAGCGCCGCATAGATAGGCTCGCGCGTCATCACCGTACCCCGCGTGCAACTGCCTCGCGAATGCCAGCGAGGATCTCGGGCCTCATGTCCTTCAGCGCCGAGCGAAGGAATGACCGTTCCGGCATGACGATGTCGTAGGACTTCGGCACGCCGACCTGATTTCCAAAATCGTCCGTGACGTACGCCGAGGCGAATGCCACCTCGCGAGCTCGCTTGTGCGATTTCTTCGCGAAAATCGCGCCGCCGCGTGCATTCCTGAGAAGACGCCCTTGCGCATCGGTGCGAAGCCTAACGACGCCAGGATTCGACATTCGATGGATGATTCCACCGTACTCGTGAATCGCGGCGTATTCGACCGCAGTACTGACAACGGCTGTGATCGACTGCCGGTCCGCGCTTTCGACCAATGCCTGATTGATCGACCTCCAGAGACGACCGGTGCGCACATTCAGGACTTGGCCCGCGAGCTTGTCACTCACGACGTGCCGCTGCAGACGAATTGCGAGATCCTGAACCTTGCGCTCGAGCGCGGTTCGAATTCCCGGAGTGATGCGCTTGATGCGCTCGATGACGACCGATTCGCCTGCAACCTTTGCGTCGATCTTCATACCGGGATGACCTTACGATAGTTGTTCAGGATCGTGCGCACGCCAGCCGGCATGTCCGCCACCGAGAACGACACCACCTCGCCGTTGATCGACTTGCTGACCTGGCCGAAGTGGTTGCGGTCCGAATACTTCAGGCCGATCAGCTCGAGCACCGCCTGCTCGATTTCCGGCGGCGTGGCCGCGAAGCCGGCCGTGTACGCGACCTGCACGCTGAGCGGCGGCCACTTCGGGAACTGGCCGTCCGCGCCGTTCGGGAACGCACTGAAGCCGACGTTGCCGATCAGGTACAGGAAGCGATCGTCGAACGTATAGCCGACCTGCACGCCATCCGCCGACGCCGCGATCGGCACGCCGCGGATCGCGAGCGACGAGACGGCCGTGATCGGGTAATTCGGCAGAGCGAGCGTGTTCGAGCCGCTGCCGGTGTGCTTCTCCGTGTAGGCAGCCGAGGCGATCGCCCGGTTCAGGTACGTCTGCACGAACTGGCTCGCCGCGGTCACGAGGCGCGTGAGCATCGCGTCGTCGCCCGTCACGGTGCTGGGCACGTTCAGCCATTGCTTCGCGTTCGCGAGCGTCGTCAGATCGCCGGCCGCCACGTTATGCTCCCATGCCTTCGCCCGCTGCCGCGGTGCCGGCGTCGCCTTCTCCGCCCGGCTCGTCCGCCGGCGCGTCGTCGGTCAGCACAATGCCGTGCGCGGCTGCCACCTCGGCAGAGAAATCGTCCGGCAGCATGATGACGCCGCCCTTGCTGGGCTTGTACGTCTCGCCGCCATGCGTGATGCCGCCGAAATTCTTCGGCGCCTTGAACTTCGCCATGTCGTTCTCCCGTCAATCCCAGTACGCGACGATGTTCGTCACCGTGCTCGCGGCATACACCTTCGTCGCACGGATCGGATACATGCCGGAAGGCAGCGTGATCGACACGTTCGTTTCTCCGCCGACGGTGTCGATGACGAGAACCTGCGTCCCGCTGTTCGTGAAGGACAGATACGCCGTGGCCGGCAACGGCGTGCTGTCCGATGGCGTTACCGCCTGAGCGTGATTGGCCATGCTGACGGACCTCGTGGAAGAAAAAGGCCCCGACCGAAGCCGGGGCGAACTCGCTCGCTGCTCTACTGCTCGGTCAAACTGCCGTCGGCCGATGCTCCGGCTTCCATGTTTGCTCCAACACGACCGCGCTGATTTTGGATTGGTTCACGCCGTACTTGTCGGCAAGCGTCTGCTGCGAGACGCCGCCAGCCGCATAGGCTGAACGGATTTCATCCACGATGCCCCATGTGAGCTTCGATCGACCGTGGTGCTCGCCATGGACCGCGCAGTCTCCCGCGCGGCCCTTGGCGTGCATGTCGGCGATGTTGTCCTTCTGGGTTCCGGCTTTCAGATGCGCCGGGTTACAGCAACACGGGTTGTCGCAGGTGTGCATGACGACGAGACCTTTCGGAATCGGCCCTTCGAACGCCGCGTAGGCAATTCGATGGGCCGTCGTTTTCCGAAAGTGCCCGTAGCCGCCGCGCAAGCGACTTCCCATCCACGGCCAGCATTCGTCCGGGTCGCGAATTTCGACCATGGACCAGAAGTCGAGGCGCCGCATCTACATCAACCAGCAGCGATGTTCGTGATGATCGCCATCGCGAACGGCGCGTACACCGCCAGCACTTCTTCCGCGTACACGCCGGACTGCCACATACGCGTGACGATCGGGAAGTCGAGCTGGTAGTAATCCTTGCGGCAGTGGATTTCCGCCACGTTGCTGACTTCGTTGTTCTGGTACCAGAGCGGCAGCTCTTCGCACCAAGCGATGATCGTGCCCGGCGGAACTTTAGGGTGCAGCATCACCGGAATGAGCTGGCCGCCGTTCGCCGTGAACGGGTTGAAGTAGAAGGTCACGACACCCGATGCCACGAGCGCGTACGGCTCCTTACCGGCGGCCGGCTGGTTGTAGCGCAGCAGCGGGCCGCTCGAGTTGTTGAGCACCTTGTTGGTGATGTTCATCTGCTCTTGCGAGTTGACGTACAGCACCGTGGCGCCCAACTGGTACGTGTCCCACATCGACTTCAGCATCGTGTCGATCTCGACGACCGAACCGCGACCCGACGCGGTGAGCGGCGTGCCGGTGCCGGCGGTGCCAGTCGGCATCACCTTCACGTACGCGCCATTCGCCGGCTTGAACGCGGTCGTGAGCAGGCCGTCGAATGCCAGCGGGTTCGTCGAGTTGTCGGCCGTGATCGCCGTCGCGGCCTGCGTGCTGCTCGAAAGCGGCGCGGAGAACGTCGCGCTGTTGATCGTCGTGATCGCCTGCAGCTTTTCCGAGCCCGCCGTGCCGACGTACCAGGCATATGCGACAGCGCCGGTGACGACCGGCACCGTGGCGGACAGCGTCTGGCCGAGCGTGACTGCCTGCGTGGTGTTCGACGACTGGTTCGACGAGCCGCCGGTGACGACGTACGTCTGTCCGTCGGCGCCAGTGACGGTCTTCTGCGTGGCGACACCGTTCGAGACCGAGCTGTTGATGAAGCCTTCCAGCGTCAGCGCGACGACGATCACGCTGTAGGTCGCGGCCGGCAGCGTGGCACCCGAACCGGCAGCCGAAAGCGTCGGTGCAGTCGGCACGCCCAGCGCCAGCGAGTTGTTGCCGCCGAGGATCGCGTTTTCTTCCTTCAGCATCGTCTTCTGGAGCAGGCGCATCGCCATCGTCGCCTTGACGTCTTCGAAGCCTTCGCCCGCGTGTTCGGCTTCGAACGTCACGCCGTCTTCTTCGCCGATCGTGACGTAGTTAGCGGCGACGGGTGCCGTGTTGTACGACATGCGGCCCGAGCGCTGACCTTCCGGCACCCAGGGCGACGAGTCGTAGCCCGAGCCGACGATCGCCTTGACGGTGCGCCAGTTCGTCGCGACGCCGCCCTTGCCGGGCACGCGCGCCATTTTGTTGCGGAGGGGCGTCACGACCGGATACAGGTTCTTCGCCGGTGCCTGCAGGTCGTACGCGACCAGGTTGTTCGCGGTGGTGATCGTCTTGCCGAGGCCGTATTGGCCCTTGACCAGCTCCAGCGTTTCTTGAATCGTCTTCGCGTCCATTTCTTCGACTCCAATGAAAAGGCCCGCGCAGTGGCGGGCCTTTCGGGGGGTGGCGGATCTCCGGCTATGCCGGCGGGTTGTGGGTGGATGGGAAACTTCTGGAGTTGATCAACCGCGGAAGACGATCACACCGCCATTCCGTCGGGCCTTCTTGATTGCGGTAGCTGCTTCGTCAATGCTGCCGTCCGCCTTTCGTACGGGTTCGACTTCCTCCTGCTGCTCGCCGGCGACGAAATCGTGGCTCTTCCCGATCGCGACCGCGACGCTATTCAGTGCGCCCTTCGGATCGACTGGGGTCTCGCTCAGCTTCTTGACCAGCGCGGCCTGCTCATCGAATTGCTTCTGGAGCGTGTCGCGCTCGCCAGCCAGCGTCGCGACGGCTTTCGTCAGCTCGTCGCGCTCGAGGGCTGCCTTCGCAACCTGTTCAGTCGCCATGGCGAGATCCGCCGTCAGCTTCGCGAGCGACTCGCCGGCCGCCGTGAGCTTGCTCAGCGTATCGGCATGGGCGGCCTTCTCGGCGTCCATGTCGCCGTCGGCGTCCTTCGCGCACTTCGCGCCGAGTTCGCCCATCAGGTCGTGCGCCTTCTGGATGCGCTCCATGTCCGCGCCGCTGTTGCGCGCGCCAGCCTTCGCGAGCAGCTTCTCGAACGCCTCGTGCATGTCGGCGATGCCGGTCGCCACGGCAGCCTTGTGCAGGCTCTCGGCGGCCGCCGCACATTCGCAGTAGTAGACCCACGGCGGGTCGACGTTGCCGTCTTCGTCCGTCAGCTCGGCGACTTCCTCGGCGACCATCGCGGTCAGCAGTTCGCCGCCGCGTGCGAGCCATTCCTTCAGGTCGTCCGGCATCGTCGAGCCGTCGCCTTCGGCGGCTTCCTCGCTCGCGCTCGACTGCTGCAGGTAGTGGATCGACGCGAGCAGGTTCGCCAGCGTCGACACGTTGTACATGCCCTTGTGCAGCGCGAGCCGCGCCGCCAGCGTCAGGTTCTCCGGCGAGACGATCACCGGCTTGCCGCCCTTCGTGAGCACCGGCTCGGCCCACTTGTCGGCGGCCGACGGCGGCCCGTCCTTGTCGATCTTGTCCTTCCACGCGGCGATGATTCGGTCCTTGACCGTCTTCAGCTCGTCGGCGCTGTACTCGGCTGCGTCCTTTTCCTTGTTGATGTACGACCAGGCGGCACGGATGTGCTCTTCCGTATCGATCGGGTACTTGCTGTTCTTCTCGTCGGCGTATTTCACGTCGCCGTACGGTTTCTTCTTGTCGTCCTTCGCCTTCCGGATCGCCTCAAGCATCTCGTCGAGAGACAGGTCACCAGCCTTCGCGAGCGCCGCGACCTCGTCCGAGAACGTGTCGGCCGTAACCGGCACCGGCGCGGCGGCCGGCTTGAACGCCTTCTGCATGACCGAGCCGTCGGCCTTCTCGATGCTGAAGAACGACGCCGTCGGCACGCACGGCAGGTCGACCAACGAGATCTCACACGGGTTGGCGGTAAAGCGGCGCGCGCTGAGCTCGGCGTCGGCCCAGCGCTTCACGTAATCGCCGCCGATCGAGAAGCCGGTGTAGACGCCTTCGAGCACCTTGTCCCACTCGGCGTCGTCTACCACCTTCGCGCAGATGTCGATCGCCTTCTCGGCGTCGAGGAAGTCGATCGCGGTCAGCTTGCCGGCGGCGATGTTGTTGTGCATCGCGCGAAGGTTGCCTACCGACTTGCCGTCCGTCGCCTTCGCGACGTCGCCGGACCACTTCTCGAAGTACGGCTTCGACGTGGCGTAATCCATGATCTCGCCTGAACGGTCGACGACTTCCTCCGTCGCGCGGCCGTACACCAGGCGCTTTTCCTCGTCCACTTTCGTGAGACGGGCAAATAGGCTCAGTGACATCGCTTTCTCCAGTGTTTCGGCGGGGCGCCGGGGATGATTCAGGATTTCTTCAGGACGGGCAGCGTCACGCAGCGACAGCGCGGATGCGCCGGAGCGCCGGTGCTGCCGTCGGAAAACGTCTCGTCGAGGCCGACCACCTCGCCGTCGAGCTGCGCGCAGAAGTCGCAGCAGCCCGGCGCGACCTTCCACTGCTTGCCCTCGACGACTTCGCTCGCCTTCCAGCCGGAGATGTTCCCGGCCGTGTCGGCAAACGCTGACTCAGTGCGCGCGATCGTCTTCGCGCGGTCGGACGAGAATCCGGCGCTCTCCTTCAGCGCCGACGCGAGCCGGTCATTGCTCCAACCGCCGCGGACGGCGTCCATCACCGTGCCGCGGATCAGTTCGCGCGTGCCCTGCGTGATCTGCCACTTCGCATCCGGGTTCGGCATCAGCGAGCCGTCGTCGGCCCACTTCATGCCGACCATCTCGGCCGCGCGCTCGTGCGCCCACGCGGTCGCGTGCTGCGTCATCTGGTCCTTCGTCTCGTCGCCGAACAGGTCGAGTTGCTTGAGCGCTTCAGTGCCGCCGGCAACAGCCACGCGCACGAGTTCGTCCTCGACCGGCTTCGCTAGGTAGCCCCAGTCGGTGAAGTCGACCTTGTCGAGCGCCTCGTCGGCGCGAAACTTCGGATCGTCCTCGGCCATCTTCCCGAGGCCGAGCGTGGCGGCGAGCTGCGCGGCGATCGCGCTGGCCTGCGCCTCGAGGAACGGCTCGAGGATCGCGGTTAGCGCTTCGGTGCCGGCCTCGACGTGCTCGGCGTCCGGGTCAGTACCAGTCAGGGACTTTTTTTTTTCGACGACCGGATGAGCGTGCTTATCAGCAGGCTCCGGTTTGTCTTCCGGTGCAGAAGGCGCAGGCTTGTCGCTGGGAGGCGTGTCATCGGGAGGCTCCTCGCCGGGCGCGCGCGGCGCGCCGCCGGCATGCGCAGCGGCGGCGGACGCTTCCGCTGCGGCGCGCTGCTTCTCTTCCTGCTGCTTGTCGAAGTCCATCACCCCGACGGGGCCGGTCGCCGTATAGACCGCATTGCCCATACCAATCGGATCGTCGCCATCTTCTTGGCGCGCCTCGTCGACCGACTTCGTGCCGTTGCGGACCTTGAGGTCCTGGATCTGCGCGGCGATCAGCGGATCGAGTTCCTCGGCCTGATCCCAATCGAACTCCAGATCCGTCCAGCCGAAGTACTTCCAGACGATGTAGTTGACCAAGTTGCGGATCCAGTTCATCCGCGGCAGCAGTCCCTCCTGCTTCGCCTCTTCCTTGGCGTTATCGGCGGTGGCGCGGTTCATCTGTTTGATGAACGGCGTAGGCGCGGTTGAGAACGCGAAGCAGATCACCCGGGCCAGCCACTCGTCGTACTCATCCTTCAGAGCGAGCGGCTTTGTGTCATGCGGCGTGATACCGCCCGGGATGAAGCGTCCCTGCTTCTTCGTCTGCCCGACGGTCAGAGAATCCCACCAGATCTGGAACTGCTTGATCTGGTCCGGCTGCCAGCTATCCGGCACGCCGAACAGCAGGTCCGGCACGTTGCCCTCGGTGTAGTACGACAGCTGGTTCAGCGCGCGGCGGATCGAAATGTTGACGCTCGTCAGCACCTGCTCGACCGGGCTGTACCCGTAGATCTTGTTCGTGCGCGGGTTGCGCGGCCGATAGATCAGCTCGTCGCGCGTGTAGTCGACCGCCTGGATGCCCTTCAGGATCTGCTGGTACGCCGGGTTCGGCGGCAGCGGGGTGCGGCCGTTCGGCAGGATGAAGCGCTTGATCGTCGAGCCGTCCATCGGCTCGAAGCCGTACCAGTCGCTGAGCGTGCCGCTCGGCGCCACGTCGCCGCCCTTCGTCTTCAGCGGGTACAGCGTCGGAGCGTCGATGACGAACAGGTCCTCGAGCAGCATGCGCAGCCACTCGTCCCACGTGTGCTCCTTGTCCGGCATCTGGAAGAAGTCGGTGAGCTGCTTGCAGCGTTCGTCCGGCTTCTTCTTCGGGTCGCGCGGCTTGAACTTCCACTTCAGCGCCGCGAGGTTGTCCTTCTCGTTCTCGATGACGAGCCGGAGGATGTCGCAGTTGTCCGCCAGCGCGCGCAGTTGATCGAACGAAACCTGCTCGTACGTCCGCGCACGCGGGATCAGGTTGACGTTGACCGGGAAATCGAACTGGCGCCCGCGCGTCTGCGCGCCGGGGAACTCGGTCAGCGGCGGCAGACCCGGTCCCGGTGACATCCACGCAGTATTCGTGCCCTGGATCACGTAGCGCGAATCGACGACGCCGTAGTTCGGCGTTTGGCCCGTGGCGCGCCCTACCATCGCGCTATCGATGGGGGTTTCCTTGCCGCCGTCAGGCATCTCCTGCTCCTAGATGGGTTACTTGTTGCCGCTGGCGGCTTTCTTCGCTGCCTCGGCGTCGGCCGCCTGCTGCTGCATGAACGCGAACAGCCCGGTACCCGGCGCGATCTTGATCGCGTGGGCATAGACCAGCGAGTCGCCTTTGTCCGGCGATCGCTTGATCCGCTTGATGATTTCTTCCTTCGCCTCGATCTGGATGCCGCGGGCGGTCAGCTTCCAGCGCGGCGTCGTCAGGTCGGCGAGCAGTTCGGGATCCGGCGGAATCGCCAGTTCGTCGCCGCCGACCGGATCGAGCGCTTCGCGCAACTTCCAGTACCACTCGGCGCGCGCGTTGACGAATGCGAGCTGGCCGGACTTGTCGCGTGCGTCGGAGCCTTCGGCGCCGTTCATCGCGACCGCCTTCATCCCAATCTTCTCGGCGAGCACGTCATACGGCGAGGTGCCAACGCCGCCGATGTCGATGTTCACCGTTGCGTCATCGCGGCGCATGTTCATGACCAGCGTCGCGACCGCCTGCCCATTCGGCGTCGACTGCCCGGGCTCGCACACCGGCGTGTCGAAGTAGTTGTCGAAGCGCGGCGTCGCGACCGTCTTGTCCTTGCCGCCGCGTGCGACGTCAACGCCGATCGCCGTCATCGGCGTCATCGGCTTCTCGCGCTGCTTCCAGCGCTCCTGCGCGGCCTTCACCCACGCGCTCGGGATCACCTGGAATGCGCTGTCCTCGCGGCCCGCTGCGAAGTCGCCCTTCAGCATCTTCGAGCGCAGCGGTTCGGGCAGAGCCTGCAGCTTCGCAACGTAGCCGGTGCCGGCGTAGTACGGGTTGTCCGTCACGCGGGCCGGAATGAACGTGCGCGACTGCGGTGTGTAGGTCTCCTCGCCGCGCTTTACCGGAGCCGGGCTGTCGACCTCGATGTGCTCGTCGCCGACGATGATGTACCAGCGCAGCTCGCCTGGCTTGGCCTGGTTCGGGTGGTTCGGGTCGAGCCACGGCGCGAACCATTCCAGCAGCCAGTCGCCCTCCGGATCGGTCGGCGGGTTCGAGCAGAGCAGCAGCTGGCACTTCTGGTCCTGATGCTCGGTCCGGATCCACGTCGTCAGGAACTGGACGAACGCTGCGGGGAAGTTCGCCGCCTCGTCGAAGACCAGTAGGTCGTGCGGCCGACCCTGCAGCTTCTTGAGATCCTTCTCGTGCTGCACTGAGCCAAACCGGATGAACCGGCTCTTCTTCTCGAAGTTGCAGCGCCACCAGCCCTTTTCGTTGTAGCTGCCGTGCGCGCTAAACATTTCCTTCGAACGCTCGACCATGCCCTCGAGCTGCGGGAACTCTCGGCGCAGGATCAGCGACCGCCGGTGCTTCGTCAGCGCCTTCCCCAGCGCGAGGTCGGATTTACCGCCGCCCGCCGCGCCGCCGTATAGGATCAGGTCGGCGTCACACTCATATGCCTGGCTCTGCGGGCCCGGCAGCGGAATCCACTTCTGGCTCTGCAACAGAAGCCTGTCCAGCTCGTCGCGCTCTTGCTGCGTCAAGTAGGGCAGTAATTCGGCTAGCTCGTTCGGCGTCGGAGAGTTCATGGGTTTCGATCGGGCCGCCGTTGCGGCCGGTGATCTCCGTCTTCGTCACATCGCGCCACTTCTCGGGCTGCCGGTTCTTCAGCCAGAAGATCGCGGCCGTCGTATCCGGCGGATAGTGCTTCCGGATCTTCGTCTTCCGCAGCTTGCCGCCGATCACCCGCAGGTCGAGGTCGTCGTGCTCGTAGCCTTTCGCTCGGTTGAAGAGGCTGTCCGCGATCTCAGCGTCCGCGAGCGACTTGCCGCTTTTTATGGACTGTAAAAACTCCGGATGCTGACGCTTCCAGTTGTTCAGCGTCTTCTCGGCCACCCCGAAGAAGTCGGACAGTTCGGAGTCGGTCGCACCGAGCTTCGTCAGCTTCGCGGCCTGCTCGGCGTACTCCGGGCGATACGAGCTGGGACGACCGCCTTTCGGCTTCGTCGCTGGTTTGGTTGGAGTACCCATGGCATGAGGAAGAACGTTTCTCTCAGCCCGCGGGCGGCGAGCATGATCTACCGGCGAGCCGCCGGGCGTGGAAAATAAAAAGCCCGCGACCGGTTTCCCGGTGCGGGCGAACTCTGGTCCGAAGACCTGAGAGGAGACACGTTGAGAGCGGCCGGCGCCAGTACCCGGCAGGCAGAGAGGCGCAATTCGCTCTCACAGCGTGGCCCGGTTCCCCGTCGATGATCAGTCGACATCGCCAGCCGGGGACGTGCGCACGATCCGGCCGAAGACCACGCTGTGAAAGCGCCCGTATCGCAGGGCCAGCGGCACGCTATGGGCGCTGCACCCGGGATGCCCTTCCCGGCAGTGTGTTGAGGCGTTCGTCTCGTCGGTGCCTTCACCTGGTTAGCGAGGGTGGGTGCTCCTCAACCATCGGGCCAGTCTGAACCCATGCGGACTGTCGCGCCGCTCCTGCGTGGGCCTACAGCAGCCCCTTCAGCTCGTCGACGAGCGCCTTTGCGTCGTCGGACAGCGGCAGGCCCGGCGCGCCGGCGATCGCGCGCTTCAGCGCGTCGATGTGCTGGTGCAGCCACGCCATCAGGTTGTGCTCGTCGGTCTGGCCGGATTCGAACGCGCGGCAACCGAGCTGCTCGACGCGGGGCAGCAGTGGCACGGCGACCACGGTGGCCGTATCAGCGAGCAGTGTGACCTCGCCACTGGCGATCTGTTCGCCGGCCGGTACGGCATCGGTACTCAGCGGCTCATTCAATGCTGGCGCGCCATCAGCGCTAGCGGCTGCGCTGGTCGTACCATCCGTCAGCGCGCTCGCGGTCACGGCGGATTGCGTCGAGCCGGCATCCGCCTCCGCAGGCGCAGCCGAACCGAACTCCCCCACCGGAGCGGCGCCAGCGTCCGTCGGGGAGGTGGGTTCCGTCGACGCCAACGCGGCATCTGCCGTTGCGCCGACGCTGGCATTCGTTGCGCCATCGGCGCCTTGCATTGCATTGAAGTCGGACATCGCCTCGTCTCCTAGTCGTGGAATGAAAAAAGCCCCGGGCCATCTCTGGCACGGGGCTTTCTGGGGCAGTTCTCACCAACTAGACAAAATGGTAGCTGTCCGTAACACGAATTGCAACGCACGACTGTGAACGGCAACGCACGACCGCGCAAGGTCACGCAGTAGCCTGTTCCCTCCCTTCGACAAGCCCGGTGCGCACGAAGTACTCGGTCAGCTTGTCGATCGCCCCGTTTTCGAGTGCCTTCAGCTGCGGGCAGATCGCGTCGTACGCCCGTTTGTAGGTCATGTGGCTGGCACCGAACGACTTCTCCAGATCGCGGAAGCTGATCTTCGCCTTCTCCTCGCCGACGTAGTGGCGCGCGATGATGCAGTCCATCGCGAGCTCGGACACCGACCGGAACTCGCCGGCGAGATACTTCGAAAGGTTCTGGATAGCCTGCGACCGCTCCTTCAGGAAGTAGAGCCGCACCGTTCCGTCCGGCAGGCGTTCGTCGCCCATCTGGCCGAACCGCGCGAGGATCACCCACTGCTCGCGGTCGACGAGCTTCGTCTGCACGGCGCTCGCCACCTCGGCGCACTGCCCGCGCACCTCGATCGGCACGAGGCCCCCGAAGTTGACCGTCCCATCGTTGCTTCCGTACAGGTATTCGAGGAACGCCGCCTGGCGCTTGTTCAGCGTGCCGAGCGACTCGATGATCCGGATCAGCGTCAGCCGGAGGCCGTTCTTTTCGCGGACGGGCTCCGACATCACTAGGTAGGCGACGTGTAAAGCCTGCTGGGTTGAGCGGAAGATGGCGTCCATGATGGCTCTATTTTGGTTTGGCGTTGCATTGAATAACAATTGGCCGAACAGTGTATCTGTCGCATCGGCGGCTGTCCTCAATACACTTCGATGGTCGGCGCGCACGAATATCACATGCCACTTCCGGACCACCGAATGGAGATTTCAGCAAGTTTCGACAGCCAGCACACGTGCGCGCCATCGCTCGTTTATCGCCTTCCTCTCGGCGCGCATACACGTCCTGCGGATCACGGTAGGTCCAGCGTTCACCTTCGTCCTGCCGTCGCCGCGTCACGCGTCCTCCTCGCCGGTTATGCCAAGGAACCGGTAGTCGACGCCGCGCCCCGGCTCGTCGTGGCTGGCCGCGCGCCATTCGGCGGCAAACTGATGTACCCACGGCCCAGTAGCTGGAGGTATCACCAACTTCGGTTCCGGAGTAGGCAGAGGCGTCCAACGCGGGGTGCTAATCGCCCGCATGTTGCGCATCCGCTCCCGGGCCTGGTCAATGCGGCCACCCTCGACGCCCTTCGCGAACCCGGCGAGGTAGTCCAGCGCGTGCGCCACCTCCGGGAACTCGGCGAACCAGCGGCGCGCCTCGACGCACTCCACGCGCCAACGGTCCAGCTCTTCAAGCTCGCGCCGCGCGACCAGTCGTTTCAGCCATTCGAACATGTCGTCTCTCCCCTCAATCCCATTCGACGCCGCGCTGCGCGGCCCACGCCTGCGTCCGCGTGATCAGATCCGCGTACTCGCCGATTGTGATCTTCCCGCGCGCGGTCGAACGGCGCGTGCGGCGGATCTTCCCGCCTTCGCTCACCGTTTCGGCCATGCCGAGGAATTCGAGCACCAGCTTCTCGTGCCAGTACGTCGCCGGCTGCAGCTCTCCGTCGTCGTCCGGCACTTCCTCGGCGATCCGCGGCAGCACCACGCCGTGCCAGAACGCGCGCTGCGAGTCGAGCGCGTCGTGGTCCGGGCTCGTGACGATCACCATCAGCGGCTTGCCGCGGTCGATGAACGACTGCGCGTGCGCCTTCACCACCTGCACGACGGACGCCCAGACCATCGGCGAGCGCAGCATGAACGCGTGAAAGAGTCGGTCAGACATCGTCATCCCTCCAGTCCGGCGGAAGGCCGCGCACCAGCCGCGCGCGCGCCGCCGCCTGCATCGCCTCGATCGTCGCCTGCGCGCCGAAGCTGCGCGGCGCGGCCGGCAACTCCTCCGGCTCCGGATCGTTTTCCGGTTCCTCGGGCAGCGCGCGGCCGGCGCGCCGCAGGATTGCGATCGCCTTCGGGAGCGCCTCCGACGACCGCATCGACGCCGCGCGGCGGTACAGCGCCTGGCGCTTCGGGTAGCCAAGGTTGTCGGGCAGCTTCGAGAACGCGCAGCCGATGGTCATCGAGTGCAAGATCGCGTCGAGGCAGATTCGGTCGCTGAAGCGCGACGGCGCGCCGCGCTGGTACACGTACGTGCTGAACAGCGGCTCGACCGACTTCCATTCGGCGTCCGTCAGCGGCTTGTATGCGGCAGCTACCGTACTCATCGCGCCACCTCGATGAGGAACGGCTCGCGCACGCCGGCGGAAAACCGCTGCGCAGCGCAGAGCGCGGTGCGCACGCGCTGTTCCGGTTCCATGCCGCTCGTGCTGTAAAGCGAACCAAGCGCAAATTCCTGACCGCAGCCGCAAGCGTCGAAGTTGGTCGCGCTTTCACCGATCTGATAGTCACTTTCGACGCGGAAGACGCGCCCGCGGTACGCGCACAGGAACGTGCCGGCTTCCTCTCGCTCGTTCTCGCGAAGCGCGAAGCCGCCCTTTTTCAGGCATTCGCGCACCGCGTCGACGAACGTCGTGCACATGAAGGCAAATGTGTCGACGCCCTCGAGGTGATCCGGAACCGAAAAGCTATGCCCGAGCAACTGGCCCATGCGGTAGGAAGTCGTGAAGCCGATCAAGAACGGCCCGACGCGATAGATCTTCGGATCCAGACGGTCCCATACCGTCCAGCAGCCGACAGCAGCCGAATCGGCGCCCATGTAGATGCCCGTCTCATGTTTGACGGCCACGATGCAGGTCATGACGCCTCCTTCGGAGTGGCTCGGAAATACGCGACGTGCAGTCCGTCGCACGATTCCGCAGTCGTCCAGTCGAAGCCGTGCACCTCGCCGAGCGCGGTCCAGAAGGCTTCGGCACCTTCGAACCTGTTCCAGCAGACCTCGCCACCGCGCTGGACCACCAGCAGCGCGGGCGGGTTGCACTGCTGCGTGAAGATCTCGTATTCCAGTGGCGACATCATGTACAGGCGTTTCGTCATTTCGTGACCTCGATGAGACCGCGCTCGATCAGCGCGATATGGGTTGCTGCGATCCATTCGAATGCGAGCTGGCGACGCTCGTCGCGGGTGTAGTGCGCACCTTGGTCGTAATCGCGGTGGCAGTCGGGACAGAGCGGGAACAGCGCGGCATCGCTCGCCTTCATCGACATGCCTTTGCCGTGCTCCGGCAGGTTCGAGTGCGCAGCCTGAGATGGGCCAGGTTTGCCGCAGCATGCGCACGGCAGCGATGCGACAGCGCGCCGATACCGCTCCGACCGGAAGGTGAGCGTTTTCGGGATTCCGACACCGATGAGGCGTGCTACCACGGCCACTCCTTCGGCGCGTCAGCGACCGGCAGGAACTCGCGTACGAGGAAGTGCCCGAAGCCGAACGGGATCCGCCACTCGCGCGCGACCAGCACGTCGCTGCGCGATTCCTCGTAGTACTGCGGCAGCGCGAACAGACCTTCGGCGAGCAGCACGTGCTGCAGTGGCATCAGCGCCGGTCCGCCCTGTTTCGTGTAGACGCCGTCGGCGCCCAGCTGAATCACGAATCCGCTCATGCTGGTACCTCGTTGTAGACGTCGTCGGAAACGGGCACACCGCTGATCGGGCGCAGGTTGGCGTCTAGAACCTGTGCACGACCGAAGGCCACTCGTCCGGTTCGTGTCTGCACAGCACCACGAAACGAAACGACCCACCATGACGGCCCGTTAGCCCCCGCTTCTTCGACTTTGACGACCATGCCGTTCTGTTCAGGTATTCCGGAACCAGTCACATATGCCAGATCACCCGGTTTGCAATTCATGCTCCCTCCCCGCGCGCCGCCGCGCAGCGCTGACACAATTCGAATTCGCCGCGCTCAAGCAGCCCGGCCGGCCCAACCTCGAACCGCGTGTGGCCGCAGGCCGTCGACACCGGCGTCACGAGCTGCGGTACACCGTCGATCGACACCGCGCGCGGCGGCTCGCGCCGGAACCAGTGAGCGCGGCGGCCGAACGCGGCGAGCACCGCGTAACCCTCGCGCCACTGCAGCGCTACCGGATGGCCGGCAGGTACGTCGGCGATGCGGCCGTCGAGAATGAGGCGTTCCACGTGCGCTCCCCGTTACGCCGCCAGCTCTTCGTCGCCGACGTCCATCGACTGGACGTAGACGCGACCGGAGACGCCGACGGGCGCCGCGACGAGGCCAGCGGCCGTAGCGAACGGGTTCTTCTTCGCGCGCCGGCGCGCCTTCACCATCTGATCCTTCTCGCGCGCCGTGAACGGCGCCGGCTTCGGGGCGTTCTTGCCTGGCCCGCGGGCGAACACCGCGGTGGGTTCGCCGCCGGTCGAGCGCTTGCGCCAATCTGCGATGTGGAGCTTGCCTTTCGGGCCCGGATTCGCCGCTCGAATCGCGTGGTAGACGCCGTACATCGAAAGCCCGGTGCGATCTATCAGCTCCGGTGCCGACGCCGTTCCCTTCTTCAGCACGGCGTCGATGGCGTCCCACGCGTAAGCCGGATTGCCGCGCGCGGTCTTCGCGCGAGGGCCGAGCCCGAGCTTGTGCGTGTGGGAAGTGATCGTCGTGTAGCAGCGGTCGCCGAGCTGCGAAAGGTATGGCTTCAGGCTCTCGCCAGTCGGCCAGATACGCCGCAGCAGCGCCTCCTGCTCTTCGCTCCATGTGCGCATCACGCCCCCTCCTGCTTCAGCCCGACGTGCAGAATCGCCAGCGCGTCGGCGGCGTTGTCGTCCGTGACGCGGAACCCGCGGCGCCGAGCTTCGACGATCATCGCTTCCTTGTCGGCATTGCCGCGGCCAGTCCATGACTTCTTGATCTGCCCGACACCGACCGTTTCCAAACGAATCAGGTTCACCTCGCAGAAGACCTGCAGATGCGATTCAAACGCACCGAAAGCGTGCGCTGCCTGCGTGCCGAGATGGCGCTCGACGCGCTCGTAGTAGCAGACGTGGATCTCGCCGACCTGCCGCTTCAGCGATGAAAGGTGCGCGACGAAGCGGAGCCACCTCTGCCCCGGACCGTCTTTCATTCGCGGGTGGAACCCGACCGACCCATGCTTGATGGTTCCGTTGACGTCCATCAACGCCCACCCGAGCTGCGTACCCAAATCCAATGCGAGAAGATTCATTTGACGTGTCCCCAGCGCCGGCCGCGTACGATGTCGTCGACCGTTTGTCGTGCAATCCCGAAACGCGCGGCCACGCTCCGTCGGCCGGCGCCATCCTTCACTGCCACGCGAATCGCGCGAACCTGTTCCTCGGTGAGGCGTGCCATCGGGTTACGCGCGCCGACCGAGTCCGTGCCGTGCCGATGCCGATCGAGGCTGTTCTCGGTTGGCGTAGCCCAACGGAGATTCCCGAGGTCGAGGTTGTCTGGCCTACCATCCCAGTGCGCCACCTGATAGCGGTCGGTCGTCGCCTCGGGAAGGAACGCAAGAGCGAGAAGCCGGTGAAGTTGAATCGAGCGGCCGACGTTGTTTCGGTACAGCGTCACGCACGGGTAACCGGACTTCTTGTGGATCCACGTCTTCAGTACGCGGCCGACCTTCGCACCATGCGCGGCCTTCGCGCGACGAACTCGACCAAGCGAGGAGACGTGGTATTCCGGCCAGCCCGAAATCGACTTCCAGATCTCAGTCATCGGAGAATCCCCGTGCTTTGGAAGGTGCGGTGCGCGGCGTCGGCACATACCCCATCGCGAGGTCGCCGAACTTCGCCTGCTCGTGCACGAACGATGCGTACGCCGTGCCGAGCGCGCCGTTGCGCTGCTTCGCGATGATGATTTCCGCGACGCCCGGGTCCGGCGTGTTCTCGTGGTAGACCTCGTCGCGGTACAGGAACAGGATCGTGTCGGCGTCCTGCTCGATCGCGCCGGAGTCGCGAAGGTCGGCCATGATCGGCCGCTTGTTCGGGCGCTGCTCGAGCGCGCGGTTCAGCTGCGAAAGCGCGATCACCGGGATGTCGAGCTGCTTCGCCAGCGCCTTCAGGCCGGCCGAGTAGCTGGCGATGCGCAGGTCGTGGCGCTCGTCCGGGCCGCCGGTCATGAGCTGCAGGTAGTCGACGACGAGCAGCTTCAGCCCGTGCTTCCGCTTCACGGCGCGCGCGCGGCTCGCGATGTCGGCGAGGGTCATCTGCGACATTTCGTCGACGAGCAGCGGAAGCTCGGCCAGCCGGCCAACGACTTGTGTCAGCTTCGGCCAGTCGGAATCGGTGAACTGCGATCCGTTGCGCACGCGGTGCAGCGCGATGTCGCCCTGCCGCGCGATCGCGCGCTGGGTCAGCTGCGCGCCTGGCATTTCCAGCGAGTCGATCAGCGCCGGGCCAAAGTTGGCGGCGACGTGCTCAGCGATCGCCATCGCCATCGCGGTCTTGCCCATCGACGGCCGGCCGGCCAGGATGATCAGGTCGCCGCCGCGCATGCCGCCGCCGAGTTTGAAGTCGAGGTCGGACAGGCCGGTCGACGTCGCGGTCGGCGCGTTGCCGTGGTACTCGCTGTCGATCGTCTGGACGACTGGCGTCAGGTACTCGCCGATGAACTTCGGGCCGTCGGTGCGCCCGTCCGCCAGCGGCTCGAACTTCGACTGCGCGATCGCGACGAGTTCGTCGGCGCTGCGCCCCATCGGATTCGCCACCTCGGCACCGATCTCGTCGACGGCCGACAGCAGCTGGCGCAGTTTCGCGCGCTCGATCACGATCTCGGCGTAGCGGCGGATGTTCGCCGCACCCGGCGTGCTCTGCACGACCGAATTCAGGTACGGCAAGCCGCCGGTCCGATCGAGCGTCCCGTCGACGGACAGCCGATCAAACACGGTAACTACATCGGCCGTGCGGCCGCTGATGACCAACTTGCTGATCGCCTCGAAGATGATCCGGTGCTCGTACCGGAAGAAGTCGCTGGCGCGCAGTTCGCCGATCCGGTCGATCGCGTCGTTGTCGATCATCAGCGCGCCGAGCACCGACTGCTCGGCCTCGATGCTTTGCGGCACGGCGCGCACGCCATCCTCGAAGTACTGGTCGGTGGCGTTCATGCCGTCTCCTTGAAAAGATCCGGCTGGCGGTCGCGTTCGGCGGCTTGCGCCGCTCGCTCGGCGGCTTCCGTTGCAACGCGCCCCAGCTCATGATTTATGCGCGCTCGTGCGATGTCGACGAATTCGGGCGTCACGTCGATGCCGACGAACGCGAATCCCTCCCGCGCACACGCCTTCCCGGTCGAGCCCGAGCCCATGAACGGGTCAAGCACGGTCCCGCCGGGCGGCGTCACAAGCCGGCAGAGGTAGGCCATCAAGTCGGTCGGCTTGACGGTAGGATGGTTGTTCTTCACCGGATCCGGCTGCCAGCCGTCACGGCGCGTAATGTGCTGGCCGCTCGTGTTGCTGTTCATGCCCCCGTCGCGATCCGGAAGCGCGTCGCATCCCTCGTTGCGGTCCGCGCGCGTCGCCTTAGCGCAGTAGAAGAAGCGAGCGGCGGAACCCGGCGCATCGTGCGGAGCAAAATCTGCATCGGCCGTGCCGGCGAATGCGCCGAACGTGTTGCACGTCTTGTCGCTGTTGCGCCGGACGAGACGGGCGGCTTGGCCCTTGTCATCGCCGAACTGCGCGAATGCCTCTAGCACGTCGTCGCTGCCATCGTGGATCACGTTGGCGGGCCAGCGGCCGAGCGCATAGGCGCGAGCGTGTGCCTGCGCCTCGACTTCCTCATCGGTTGTCGTCTCGTCTCCGGGTACGCGGCACGCATCGATGTTCAGTGCGTCCGTGCCGTGCTCGAGCACGTTCGCCGCAACCGTGCCGACGAGCGGCTTGCGCGCGACAACGATCGGCTCGTGCGCAGGTTTGAGCGCGGTGCCCCAGCCTGACCACTGACGAGCCGCTTCAGAATTTGGTGCCTTGATCTGGCGCTCGACCTGGACGCGTGCCCCTTGTCCGACATTGACGATTCCAGATGCCTCATTTGTTCGCCTGTCCACCCCGATAACGTCGGCTTCCTTCCATGCTTCGCCAGGCGTCCCCTTTCGGTCGTTTAAGCGCCAGACTTCAGCGTCCATCTCGTCATCGAAGGACAGCAACTGCTTGAGCTTGAGCCATTGATCCCAGCGCGGAACGTGTGCGATTTTCAGTTGAGGTGATGCAGTCCAATGCGCGGCCATTCCGGAAAATCCAAAAACCTCGTCGATCTGACGATTCGACAAACCGGCACGATCACGCTGTTCTGCGAGCCATCCAGTCACCCGAAGAATGTCGTCGCGATCATCGCGAACCTTGTCGATCGCCTTCGACACGTCGAGCGACTTCGGGAAGCCGCTGCCGTAGATCCACATGATCTGGTCGCGGAGCTCGAAACCGGCATCCTCGATCGCGCAGGCCATGCGGTGATAGGTGCGCGCGCCGCTGAAGGCGAGCAGGTGACCGCCCGGCTTCAGCACACGCAGGCATTCGGCCCACACCGCGACATCGTTCGCCACGCCGGATCGATCCCAATCGCGGCCCATGAAGCCGAGTTCGTACGGCGGATCGGTGACGATCGCGTCGATCGACGCGTCGGCGACGGTCTTCAGCACGTCGCGGCAGTCACCGAGGTGCAGCGTCGCGCTGCCGATCGTGACTGCGGTCATGCGACCTCCAGCGGCAATTCGAGTTGCGCAGCGCCGAAGCGCGCGGCCAGCCAAGCGTCGTAGGCACCGAAGCGCGTCACGTCGCGGCGGTCGGCACCCGTCTCGGCAACGAACTCACGGACCCGTGCGCTGTTCCAGCAGATGAAGCCGGCAAAGCGGCCGCCGGGGAAAGCGACGCGGTCCGCCTCGCGCACCTGCTCGGGCGTCATGCCGCGCGACTGCGCGTAGGCGAGGAAACGGGGGTTCCAGGTGGTCGGCGTGCTCATGCTGCGTCCCGGTGGTATTTGTTCTCGAGGCATTTCGCGAAGGCCTCGGGCGACATGAGGAAGTCGATGTCGGCAATGAACGGCGGCTTGCCGGGCTTCGGCTGCGCCTTCCCGGTCAGGAACTCCGACTGCGCGCAGACCGTGAAGAACGCGCGCCACGCGTTCAGGCCCGCCTCGACGGTCGAGTAGCCGAACGGCTTGCAGTCCAGCTTCGAAGCCTCGCGCCAGCGCGCCGCGATCGCGCGCTTCCGCTTGTCGTTCAGCACCTTCACCCGAGGGTTGTCGGGCATCAGGTCGTGGTAGGCCTTCACGATGCGGGCGATCGGGCAATGGAGCGCGGCGGATTCCGAATCTCCAGCATTCGCGACGACCGCGCCGAGCAAGTCGACGACAGGCGCGGGAGCGCCCGAGTCGACAGAGGCGTTAGCCTCTTCTCTCCTTCCTTTCCCTTCCCTTCCTTTCCCTTCCCCGTGTGCATGCACGTGCATGCATGTGCGCTGCATGTCATCGAGCGTGTAGCCGTCCCGCGCGAGGTCCTCGATGAGCGCCTGACCTTGAACAGGACGGGCGGAATTGCACGAGCGGCAAAGTGTCCGGAGGTTCGTCGGGGCATGCGTGCCGCCGATAGCTCTCGGGAAGATGTGATCGACCGTCAAATCCTCTGTCGACGTGCATCTGCGGCATTTGTAGCCGTCCCGCGCAAGGATCGTTTCGCGGAGCGCCGGAGCCACGTTTTCACCGCGGTACTCGTACGATTCATCGTTGTCGTCGTCTGCACGTGCATGCACGTGCGTTGATGTGCATGCATCGCCGACAGGTGCTGGGAGGTTCGATTTAGCCTCGCGCTGATTGATCGTCTGATGCTTGAGGAACGTCGGGATGAACCCGTAATCCTCGCCCTCCACCTCGTACTTGCGAACGAAGCCGGCGGTCGTCAACGCGTCAAGCACGCGTGAAAAGTCGACGGCGTCGTGCGGCAGAACTGCGAGTTTCAGGGTGCGGGGGCGCCATTTGAATCGGCCCTCGCGATCGGCGCACGTGAAGAGGCCGATGAATGCGACGCGAAGCGGCAGGCCCGTCTCCTGCTCAGCCTCGAACAGATCTTCATGGGTGAAGAGCTCGGGCTTCACGGTCCTAATGCGACCCATTGCTGCCGTCCTTACCGCGAGTGGTGACGTACGCGCGCAACTGCACGAGCGCATCGCCGGCCATCCAGCGGGCCGCGTCGAGCGTCGTTGCTGCGCAAATTCGATAAAGGAGTTCCGATACCTCGGCGAGCCGCGGGTCGGTGATCGGGTAGCCGTCGCGCGTGAACTTCAGCTCGTCGACGCGACGCGCGAGCGCGCGCTCGGTCGGGGTCTGGGATTTCATGGCTCTACCTCACCCACGCGTACAGGAGGCCGAACACCAGCGCGATGGAAACGGCGACCAACTGGTCGATGTACATGTCGATCATGCTGACCTCTTCACTGAACGCATCGCCACCGTCTGCCCCTGCAACCGATCCAGCGCCGCAGTGGCTTTGGTGAGAACGTCGGCCGCGCACCGAATCGTTTCGACGAGCTTCACGGCGTCGTCTTCCGGGCACTTCCGGTCCGGGCGCGCGTGCATCGTCTCGTCGCACACGTAGAACAGGGGCTCGAAGCTGCCGCAGAACCTCATCAGCGCGATGACCTGGCTGAAGCGGAAATGCTCGTCGCCCTTCGGGTTCAAACAGGTCTTCAGCTTCGCGTATGCGCTCTCGGGTTTCATGTCAGGCCAGAGGAAGGAGGCAACTTCCTTGATCGTCTTCCCGCTGTTCGAGACCATGAGTTGAAGCGCCTCATGTTCGTCTTCGTAGAACAATTTCGTCTGCATCCATGTAGCGCTGACGCGCCCCGTCTTGGTTTTTCGGCTGCCGCTCCCCGTGCTCCCCCTTCACTCCCCATATCGTTAGGGGTTCATAGGGTTTCTCGTTGCGGCCCAAAAAGTGGACCCTGCGGTCCATGAACTACTTGCAGGAAGCCGAATGACAGTCGACCTCTCAGCCCCCGGTGTTTCTGTGAACCGCCCGCAAGTTGCGGACGGTTCAGGCCGTCATCTATTCGTGGTTCGCGAATTCGCCGTGATAGCGCTTCGCCCCTTCTGCGTATGCCTGCTTTGCCGCGTCCAACGTCCCATAAGAGCCGAGACGAATTCGCGATCCGTTCGCATAAATCTCGACGTAATACCGTCCTCTCCGCTGGTCAAAATGAACGCCTTTCACCCCCAATTTGTTCTGGGGAAGTACGGGCCGGTTCATCATGTTTTGGGAGTGCGTACACCGCCGAATGTTGTTGCGACGGCAATTGAGGGGATCACGGTCGCGGTGGTCGACGAGCTCTCCACGCTTCGCGTCCAAGATGAATCGATGAAGGTAGACAACCTTCCCGTCGATCTTGGCTTCAGCGTAGAAATAGACCTGACCGGTGCTCGACGTGATCTTGGGGGCGCGCCATTTGCGGCACGACACGCGCTCAAGATCGCTCTCGTCGATCCACGCGACCAACCCATGCTCGGCCGCGTGCTTACCGGTCAACTTGATCGCCACTGCACCCACCGCTATCTCCCATTTATTGCCCCCGCAAACGACGTAAAAAAGCCCAGCCCTTGGGCCGGGCGAACCTTCCCGCGCCGGGGTGAGCGGGAGGAGACCACCGTTGTGAGCCGCGCGCGGAAGCGCGGCGCAGAAGTTCTTGTTACGTTATCCCGACGACAACACTGACCGGTGACTGAACATCGTCACTCGCCGCTGCAGCATCAACTCCGTCGCCCCAGATATCGGGCCGAAGGTCGACCAGCGTGAAGCGGGAATCCTGTTTCACGATTCGTTGGCAAAGCGAAGGACCAGGCTTTCGCTTCCCCATCGAGCACAGATACAGGTAGTTGACGCTGGACCCGATCGCCTCTGCGAACGCCTTGCGTTCTGCCGGCTTGGTCTGCAGGAAGTACGTTCGAAGGTCCATGTCAGTCGTCGATGCAGTGGAGGATGACTGGACTATAGATCAAAACGATTCACATCAGCAAATCTTTTTGCATGTTTATCAAAATGATCTCAGGAAGTAACCTTTACCTCATGAAGACCTGCCTCGACATTCGGCTCGACAATGCGCGCGCACTAGCCAAGGGTGGTCCCGCAGAGTTCGCGCGAGTACTCGGCATGACGTCTCAGCAGGCCAACCAGCTCATCGGCCCGAACCCCAAGCGGGGCATAGGTCACGAGAAGGCTCGCGAGATCGAGGCTGCGTTCGGAAAGGAATCTGGGTGGCTTGACCACGACCATTCTTCAGTCGACCTAGATCTCTCGATCAGCGGTCAAAACAGCGCTCTGAGCGACGAAGCAAAACGCTTGATTTCGTGTGTCGTCCGGCTGGACTCGGTCGGCGAACTCGCCCGCAAAACATTCCTCATACATGCGGGTTTACTCCAACTTTCCGCAGCCTTCATTGAATTCCAAACTGGCTCAGCGCAGTCCCAAATGCTGGCTGAAATCGACGAACTACTGGGGCCGCGTGTCGATTCACAGACGGGGCCATCCAATGAGCGAAATTCAACGAAGCAATGATGTCGTCGACCTGAGCGAATACAGAGCAAGGGCGTATAGAAAAAGCTCGACTAGCACCTCCAGTGGCTCCCCGAACATCGAGGAACTGCTTCGTCAAGTTTCATATCATTTGTTGATGGCCGCTCGGGCCATTGCATCTCACTCATCTTCGGGCAGATGAGGAGTCGTCAAAATGACCAAAGAACGATGGATTACATCCAGCGTTATCGTGCTCATTCTCGGGTACGCCTTCCTTGCTGAGCGCCAGATGAACAACAGCCCCACAAAACTCTCTGAGCGCGCCCCTGCAACTCAATCGAACATCTCGAAACCTGGAGACGATGCCAAATATGAGCACGCGTTGACGGGATATAGAACCCTTAGAAACGCCATGCGTGATCCGGACAGCTTCGTGCTCGAATCAGCCTTGTTGATCAACGGCACCGGATCGGTCTGCTACGACTACCGCTCACGTAACGGGTTCGGAGGCATGAATCGGGGGGCTGCGGTCCTTCCTTCAGGCGTGAACGGAATCATTACAGACGACATGAAAGGGTTCATTCCAGCATGGAATAAATACTGCGCGAATAAGGTTGGCACGGAAATCTCGGCAGGCCTCAAAGCCTTTGATTGAATGTGAGAATCGAATCTAGCGGGGAGCCTCACAATGAAAACCACAGGAGTAATCGTCCTCGTTTTAGCCCTTATCGGCTTGATTGCATCGCTCGCGATGGATGTGACGGTCGGCACCATGAATGGCAGCAGAGTCGTCAACTTCGGCTTGGTGGCTGAGCGCAACTCGATTCAGATGATCTCCGGATTTGCTGCGCTATGCGGCGTGATCCTGATTGCGTTGGGCGGCCGACGCGCCGCGGAATCTCGATCCGACGAGGAGCGAGTGCCGTGCCCAGCATGCGCCGAACTCATTCTGCCAACTGCAAAAATCTGCAAGCACTGCCATTCAGAAATTGAGTCTCATCTTCAGGCTATGTCGTTTTCACGTGAAGAACCAGTTGTTGACGCAGTTATCAATGAACCTATATCGCCCGCAGCAGGTAAGTTCGAGCTCTACTATGTCCTCGTCGTTCTCGTTCTCACCGCTATCATTGCGGCAATCGTAAAGTTCAACCTTTCATAACAAATTCGCTTGGCTGAACGATTCTCCCTCCTGCGACCGCAATAAGCGCAGTTGCGCGCACCGAACGATAAGAGCCCCGCCCCGCGCGGGGCTTTTCATTTCCGCCGCTCAAACCCTTCTCGCCAGAGCGTCGCGCCGACCGACGTCAGCAGCGCAATCTCTTCGTCGCCAAGGCGATCCCAGGCTTCCGCCAGCCAGCCAGCGAATCCCGCGCATGTTTCATCGAGTGGCACATCGGCCCGTTGCTCGACGTTCAACCGCTCAAAGATCGTGATCACGTCGAATGGCGTCATAGCGTTCTCCCATTGAGCAAACAGTCTAGGTAACTGGCAGCCCCTGAGCCGGGGCTTTTCGCATCCGAGCCCGCCGCGCGCGGGCTTTTTCTTTTGGGACACGCGAATCTCTGCCCGCGCCCCGTGTAGCCCCTATCGGACAAATCGCATCAATAGAAATATTTTTGCCTCTCGTCGCGACCGACAAGAATCATTTTGCTTTACTTCGCAAATCATTTTGCTACACTTCAGTCATCGCTTCACGAAGCAGTTCAGACCAGCAGGAGCCAGCCATGAAGCACATCGCAACCGTCATGTTCGTTCTCGCCATCGCCGCGGTTATCGGCAGCGTCGTGAACCGCGAGCTGCACTTCGTGGCTGACCAGATTCACGCGGCGCTTGTCGTCGCACCGACGCGCTGACCACCCGCGCCCGCTACAGGAGAAAACCGTGACAACCGACGTGAATAACTTCGACCCGCGCTTCACTGTCACGCTTGCGGCGCTCCGCAAAGCCGGCGCGTGCTACGAGGGCTACAACAAGCTGGTTCGCTCGATCCAGGGCAAAGCGTTCAGCGCGGAAGACGCGGATCGCAACAGCTACATCCCCTTCAAGCACGACGCCGAAATTCCGTTGCTCGACATCCTCAAGAGCAACGGGCTCGACGATGCGCTATGGACGCTACGCTGCATATCGGGTGCCGACCGCGATCTGCGCTTGTTCGCCGTCTGGTGCGCGCGGCAAGTCGAGCACCTGATGGAAGATCAGCGCAGCAAAGACGCACTGAACGTCGCCGAGCGCTTTGTCAACGGTGAGGCTACCGATGAAGAACGGAACGCCGCACGGAACGCCGCATGGGACGCCGCACGGTGCGCCGCAGGGGACGCCGCATGGTCCGCACGGAAAGCCGCACGGGCCGCCGCATGGGGCGGCGCACGGGGCGCCGCAGGGGACGCCGCATGGTCCGCACGGTGCGCCGCAGGGGACGCCGCAGGGGACGCCGCAGAGGACGCACAAAAAGAGATGTTAAAGCGCATGTGTCTCGGCACTGCTCCTTGGCAACAAGCCAAGGTTGCCGCCTGACCAACCGCGCCCGCCCTGCGGGCAATCACGAAGGAGCTAGGCCATGCAAACCGATCTGCTTTCCGCCCTGAAGGCTGCCCACCTCGCCGCGTATCGGCGCGACGACCACGAGCAGATGAACGTCGCCGCGCGCGCGATCAGCTACGCGGCGTCCGGCGAGCGCGAGCTCGCGCAGCAGCTGGCCGAGCAGCACGGCTTGATCGCGGTCGAGGCCTGACGTGAACGCGATCGCTTCGTACCAGCGCGGATGGAACGACCGGATGCTCGGCCGCCCGTTCGCGCCGGCCAGCCAGTTCGACACCGCATACCGCGCCGGCTATGCCGACGCGCGCGGCGCCTGATCAGTCGAGGTCAGTCATGAGAGTCACGAAAGCAGCCCACCGCGCAGCCCGTAAGTCGTTGGACGGCAAGTGCCGATTCCTCGGCTTCGACGGCCGCACGTACCAGGTACTGACGCTGCACGACCTGCCGCAGTGTCCGTCGGTGCGCATCGAGGCCGCGTATTCCGCCGGCCGGATGGTGCGGCCGCGCTGAACCCCGAATCGCGCGGCGGCGCCGCGCTGTAGTCCCGCTGTTCCACTAGATCGAGAGGTAGACATGAACACCGAACTTCACATTGACCTTCAGAAAGTCGAATCGTCGCGCATCCATAGCATCGGCTACGACGCCGAATCGCAAACCCTCGCGATTCGTTTCTTGCGCGGCGATCAGCCCGGCCCCCTCTACTACTACTCGAACTACCCGACCGAGGAGTTCGAGAAGTTCACGAACGCTGAATCGATCGGCTCGCATTTCGCGCGATTCATCAAGCCGTTCGATAAGCGCTTCCCGTATCGAAAGATCGACGAGTAGTAATCAGCCTGAGACAAGGCACGGCGAGATAGGGCCACGCACGATTGGGTATAGCAAGACATCGCAAGGGCTGTTTCCAGCGATCAGGCTGCGGCCTGATCGGTGCGAATAGCGCCGCGTGGCTCGGCTCGGCGCGGTAAGGCTAGACGCGGCTTAGCCCGGTAGGGCATCGCAAGACAAGGGTTGTTCGCAGGGGTTAGGCGAAAGCCTAACCGGTGCGAATAGCACCATGGCTCGACGCTGCGTGACAGGGCCAGACTGGGCTGAGCGCGGCCCGGCATGGCACGGCAAGGTTTCCAACGAGAGGAAGACATGAAGACCGCAATCGCAACCATCAAAGGTGTTTCTCCATACTCACAGTCGAAGCACTACAGCACCGAAAAACTCCCGAAGGAGTTGGCGAAGGATTACGAGACGCGCACCTGGCGCGATCGGCTTCACGCTACCGATGACGGCACCGTGTTCATTCCGCCGATGTCGTTCAAAAACTGCCTGAGTGAAGCGGCGAAGTTCCTGTCGCTCCAGATTCCCGGCAAAGGGAAAGCGACCTACACGAAGCACTTCGAAGCTGGCGTGCTCGTGACGGACGCACTTCACCTCGACATCAAGAAAGACGATGTTCCCGGTGAATGGCTGTTCGTGCCGGCCGACGGTATCCGTGGCTCGGGTAAGCGTGTCGAGAAGTGCTTTCCGGTCATCCATCAGTGGAGCGGCGACGTCACATTCCACATCCTCGACGAAACGATCACACGGGATGTGTTCGAGCACGTCCTGACGCAAGCGGGCGCCTTCATCGGCATCGGCCGATTCCGTCCGCGCAACAACGGCTTCTATGGCCGCTTCAAGCTCGAAAGCTTGAACTGGCAGTGATTTAGCAAGGCGCTGCGGGCCGCGTCAGGGCAAGGCTAGGCTGGTCCCGGCATCGCTCGACTGGTCGCCGCATGGTGTGGCAAGTCCGGACTGGACAAGACAAGGTTTCCATCGAGGATCAAATGAGCAACCAACCTGATTTCAAGCTAAGCGCGGATAGCGCAGCACTCGTATCGCGCCTCAAAGAGGCATCGGTCGGTGAAGTAGTCAGCTACGAAGCGCTGTCGAAGATCGTCGGTCGCGACGTACAGAGCGTGGCGAGCGGTGCGCTCCACTCGGCTCGCCACATCGTCCAGCGCGAAGTGCGTGTGATTTTCGGCGTGATTCGCGGAGTTGGCCTGAAGCGACTGAGTAGCGAGGAAATCGTCGATGCGTCGACGAAGGATCGACACAAGATTCGGCGTCACGCAATCCGGTCTGCGCGTAAGTTGGTTTGCGTCGACTACGACCAGCTCACGCCGAGCAAGCAGGTCAAGCACAACGCTGAACTCGCCGCCTTCGGCGTGTTGCAAGAGATCACCACCGAGAAGGCAGTCGAACGCATCAGCAAGAAAGTGGAGGAAACGAAGTCCACGTTGCCGATCGCTAGAGCCGCAATGGAAGCGCTCGGCAGCGTGAGTTGACTAGGCTACCGAAGCCAGCACGGCTCCAACAGTGCCTTCGCGGGTGGGATGCCCGCCATAACACAGGCAACCGAGGTGTGACATGAAGGTGAAGATCAGCGGCTTTATTCAGGCCCGGCAGTCGAGCGTCACGGACGCCCTGCACTTCTCGTTCTCTGCGTTCGACGACATGACCCAGTACGGCTACGTCGCCGTCATGCCGCACGAGATCGAGATCGACCTGCCGGAAGGTTTCGACATTCGCGCGAAGCAGGTCGACGCGCTCGAGAGCGAGAAGCGCCGCCTCGGCACCGAATTCACCGCGCGCGTCACCGAGATCGACAGCCAGATCCGCTCGCTGCTCGCAATCGAGAACGGGGCGACGTCGTGAGCCCGATGGCCCTCCGCCCCGCCCTGCGCCGGTACGCCGCGCACCTGAACCGTCGGCAGCGCCGCGCGTGGATGATTGCTCGGCTCCAGCGGTCGCCGCGCGTCGCGATCAGCAGCGGCTGGCTGCCGCGCACGGTGGCGCGCACGTACGCCTACGTCAGCGTCGGAGGCAAATGATGAACGCACTCACACATTCGCCCGGCCCGTGGGAATGGGTCGGCAACTGCCTGGAAAGCAAAGCGCCGGGCCACTATGAATCGGTGCTCGAGGCGAAGGTCAGCTGCGGCCAGTTCTGCTACGGCGGCAGCGTCGAGCTGACGATCAGCGACGCCGACAAGAAACTGATCGAGGCGTGCCCCGACCTGCTGATGATCCTCGAAATCATCGCGGCCGACGACGACGCGGCGCGCCGCGAGCGGCGCCAGCCGCTGCTCATGAGCGGCGTGCGCATGGCGCTCGACGCGGCGCTGATCAAGGCCGGCCGCAAGGCTGCGCCGGTACGCAACGGAGATTGACATGATCGACTTCACCGACAAGGAAATTCTCGCCATTTGTGATCGCGTGCAAGCGGAGTTGACGGAAGGCGGAAAGATCGCGCTCGGCTACGAACTGGACGTCGCTTTCGGTCGCGCAATAGCCGAGGCAGCGCTCGAAAAGGCTGCGCCGGAGCCGGTGCGGCACGTGACGATCGCGGGGGCGCGTGATGAGTGAGTGCTATTGCGATCACGAGATGCCATCGGTGTATGTGCGGGAAACGCGCAAGGCGCGTAAAGAACACAAATGCGCTGAATGTGGCTCAAAGATCAAGCCGGGGCAGCAGTACGAGCACACCTTTGGCATTTGGGACGGCTATCTGGATCGGATCAAAACGTGCGAACGCTGCGTGGGCATGCGCGAGTTCGTGAAGGCTCATGTCCCGTGCTTCTGCTGGGAACATCACAACCTGCATGAATGCTGCATAGACACGGCAAGCGAATACGCGCACGAAGCCCCCGGTCTGTTGTTCGGCACATATCGCCGCTCGATTCGGCGGGAGGCATGACATGCGCTGGCTCGACAGACTGCACGCCAAACACCCTCGCCTGACGATGGCCGCCGCGATCCTGATCGTGTTCGCCGTGCTCTACGTCGCCAGCGAGATCGACCACACGAACTCGGACCTGCTCCGGTGGCAGCTCGCCGCCGTGCGCACGGCCTGACCACCGGAGCCAACATGCAAACCGCAACCATGGCCGACGTCATCGACGCCGACATCACCGCCCCACGCCCCGAGCAGCCGCTGGCCAATGTCCAGTCGTCGCCGTTCGCGCCCGTTCGCGCCGCTTCGACCATCACGGCGCGGGATCTCCTCCGGCTGTCGGTCGAACGCGGGGCGAGCCTCGAGCAGATCGAGAAGCTGATGGATCTGCTGGATCGAAACGAAGCGCGCGACGCACGGCTCGCGTTCGTTGAGGCGATGGCCGCCTTCAAGAAGGAACCGCTCGATATCTTCAAGCGCAAGCAGGTCGAGTTCCAGACTCGGGACGGCGAATGGACGCGCTACAAGCACGCCGAGCTGTCGGACATCACCGACGTCGTCGGGCCGGCCATGGCGAAGTATGGCCTGTCGTTCGACTGGGACATCCACCAGAGTAACGGCCTCATCACCGTGGACTGCGTCGTGACGCACGTTCAGGGACATTTCAAGAAGGTCACGATGTCCGGCGCACCAGACGCGAGCGGCAAGAAGAACGCCATCCAGCAGGCGGCCAGCACGATCACTTATCTGCAGCGCTACACGCTGCTCGCCGCGACGGGCATGTCCACGAAGGGCGAGGACGACGACGGCGCAGGCGGCGCAGATCCCGACGGCGATCCTGGCGGCGAGCAGCCGCCGGCCGGCGCAGCCCTGCAGAACGGCACCCGCAGCACGCGCGCCGCCGGTCAGAACCAGCCCGGCCGCCCCGCTTTCTACGACCAGAAGAAGTTCGACGCGAACAAGGACCAGTGGCGCGAGGTCGTTAAATCCGGCCGCAAGACGCCGAGCGCGATGGTCGCCTTCATCGAATCGCGCGGCGCGCCGCTGACGGAAAGCCAGATTCTCACGATTGATAGCTGGGCGAACGAGACCTGAGATGGGAAAGACCTCCAAGCACGTTGGCGTTTCGTGGAACAGCGCCATGTCGAAGTGGGCTGCTCAGGTCAGGCTCAACTTGAAGCTGAACCACCTCGGCTTCTTCCTTGACGAGGAAGAAGCTCACCGTGCCGTGATCCGCTTCAAGGTCGAGCACAAGCTCGTGAAGCCCGACGGGACTGTGCCGTGCGTTCTGGAGGCCTTCAAGTACGAGGATGGAAATCTGATTTGCCTGTTCAACTCGATGAAGCATTCGATCGGAGACGCGGTCGGCTACCGGGAAAAGAAAAGCGGATACGTGCAGATCAGGTACGGCCAGAAGACGTATCGCGTACATCGACTGATATGGGAAATGCACTGCGGGACGATCGCCGCCGGTCATGAGATCGACCACATCAACGGAAACAAGGCGGATAACCGAATCGAGAATCTGCGACTTGTTTCGCGCGCTGAGAACGCGAAGAACCTGAAGTTGCAATCACGAAATACGAGTGGCGTCTCTGGCGTCATTTACATGAACAACAAGTACCGAGTGACGATCGGTGCCAAATACCTCGGCTATTTCGACACGATTGATGAGGCAATTCGCGCGCGCAAGTCTGCTGAAGAACGAAACGGCTATCACGTAAATCACGGGAGAAAGTGAGATGGAAGTCCTGAACGTCACCCAAGGTTCCGACGAATGGATGCAGGTCCGGCGCGAACACTACACCGCGTCGGAAGCGCCGGCTGCGCTCGGCCTGTCCAAGTACACGACGCGCACCGAGTTGCTGCACCAGAAGGCAACTGGCATCGAGAAGGAAATCGACGCCTACAAGCAGGCGCTGTTCGATCAAGGCCACGCGGCCGAAGCCAGTGCACGTCCGCTCGCAGAGGAGATAGTCGGCGGTGACCTCTACCCGGTTACCGGCGCGACCGTCGTCGACGGCATGAAACTGCTCGCCAGTTTCGACGGCATGACCATGGCCGAAGACATCATATGGGAGCACAAGCTTTTCAATGCCGCCCTTGCGGAATCCGTCCGCGCTGGCACGCTCGATGCGACCTATACCGTTCAGATGGATCACCAACTGATCGTCTCCGGCGCTAAGAAGTGCCTGTTCATGACGTCAGACGGTACGAGCGACAACATGGCATGGTGCTGGTACGAGCCGGCTCCGGACAAGTTCGATGCGCTCATCTCGGGCTGGAAGCAATTCGCCGTTGACCTCGCTGCGTATGAGCCGCGCGAGATCCGCGAAGCGCCGAAGGCCGAGGCGATCATGACCTTGCCGACGCTGGCGGTGCAGATCGAAGGCAAGGTCGTCACCAGCAACCTGCCGCGCTTCAAGGCGGCGGCTGAGACGTTCATCGCGTCGATCAAGACCGACCTGCAGACCGACGAGGACTTCGCGAACGCGGCAGCGACGGTCACCTTCTGCGAGAAGGCCGAGAAGGAGCTGGAAGTCGCGAAGAACGCGGCGATCGGCCAGACGGCGAGCATCGACGAACTGATGCGCACGCTCGACCACATCCGCACGCAGCTGCGCGACAAGCGCCTGGCGCTCGACAAGCTGGTGACGAAGCGCAAGACCGAGATCAAGGACGAGATCGTCGCCGACGGCCGCAAGGCCTACGCCGCGCACCTCGCCGCGCTGAACGCCGAGCTCGGTGATGTCACGATCGCGATCGCGGCGCCGGACTTCGTCACCGCCGCGAAGAACAAGCGCACGCTGGCGAGCCTGCACGAGGCAATCGACACAGCCGTCGCGAATGGCAAGATCGCGGCCGACGCCGCGGCGCGCGACCTGCGCGCGAAGCTCGACTGGTACCGCAAGCACGCCGGCGAGCACACCTTCCTGTTCCGCGACCTGCAGCAGCTGATCCAGAAGCCGGCCGACGACTTCCAGCTCGCTGTGAACGCGCGCATCGACGAGCACAAGCGGGAGGAAGCCGCGAAAGAGGAGAAGCGCAAGGCCGACGAAGCGGCAGCAGCGCAGCGCGCCGCCGCGCAGTCTGCGGCCGCCAACCAGGCGCAGGCCAGTCTCGCGCCGGCCAATGACGCGGCGCCGGCCGCCGATGTGCCGCGCGCCGCCGAACCGCCGGCAGGTGCCGCGCGCGCCGCCGCGCCTCGCCGCATCCCGCGCCCGACTGCCGCGCAGGTGATCGACATCCTGGCCGATCACTACGGCGCCACGCCGGCGCAAACCGCCGCTCTGCTCGTCACCCTCGACTTCAAGGCCGAACTGTCGCGCCTCGAAGCCGCCGCGTAACCGCTTCTTCACCCCCAAAGGATCGTCATGTCCGAATTCCGCTTCTTCAAGATCAAGATGAAGGTCACGAGCGTCAATGTCCGGCAGGAGCTGAACGGCGAGGAGCACCGCCTCGCCATGGACATCGGCCTCGAATTCAACCAGTCGAACCGCGCGCTCGACAAGCTCGATAGCCGTCTGCTCCAGACGTTCTACTGGAAGTCGCCGACCGGCCCGGCGCAGGAAGACCTCGCAGGCGTCGAGAGCGTCACCGACTACCCGAACCTGCGCTTCGAACAGCTGGTCGCGCCGTTCAAGTGGTCCGAGAAGTACGAGGAAGGCCTGTTCCGCGTGCACCACGGCGACGACGAGTCGAACGACATCGTGATGCGCGAGGCGAAGATCAACGAGATCAAGTTCTGGCCGAAGGAAGGCGGCACGACGACGTTCAACGCGCGCGTGCAGTGCCACCCGGACGAGGCCGACGTCGCGCGCATGTGCACGGTGTTGCAGAGCGAAATCACGGGGACGATCGACACGGATCCGGACGACGACGAGCCGCCCGCGCCGACCGAGAAGGTCGAGAAGCCGGCACGCGCCGGGCGCCTCAAAAAAGGCGCCAAAAACGGACAGGCCGACGCTTTCGCCGACGCGGCCCAGCAGATCGCGGACGGCCAGACGGCCGCGTAACTGAACGGGCGAAGCCGCCGGCCGACAGGAATTGGCGCGATGCGCGGTTCTCCGACCGCGCCGGCGGCAGAGCCCCTACCCGACACCACCATGAACCAGATCGCTGAAGCCTTCGACCGCGCCGCCGGCAAGAAAGGGCCGTGCACGCCGTTCAATCCGTCGCGCCGCGCGATGAAGCGCGTGCGCAACCCGCTGCCCGCGCCGACCGAGTGCCGTTTCTGCGGTGGCGCCGTGCGCATCGTGCGCAACAGCGAGATCTACGGCCGCGACTTCGGCGACTGGCCTTGGGCGTACCTGTGCGTCGGCTGCCGCGCGTACGTCGGCATGCACCCGCAGACTGCGATCCCGCTCGGCACGCTCGCCGACAACGAGACGCGCGCGGCGCGCATGCGCGCGAAGGCCGCGTTCAACCCGCTCTGGCAGCGCGACGGCATGTCGCGCAGCGAGGCGTACAGCTGGCTCGCCGCCCGGCTCGGCATCGCCGTCGGCGAGACGCACATCGGGTGGTTTGACGTTGCCATGTGCGACCGCGTGGTCGCCGTTATTCACCAGGAGCACCAATGACCGATACGCAAGATCCGCTGTGGCGCGCGCTGACGCGCCTCGAGCACGCCGAGCTGAGCGACGTCGATCGCAACCTGCTCCGGCCGGCGTTTGCCGCGCTGCACGGCAGCCAAGCGATGCGCCTCCCCGAGACCGTCATGGCGCGCATCCGGCACCTCGACGCGACGCTGCCGAAGACCGAAGCGGCGTAACCGAGCCGCCCACGTTACGAGATGACCACCATGATCCGCTCTCTCCCGAACTGGATGACGTTGATTCTGCTGCGCGTGCACGGCCGCGCTGCGCGCACGCCCTACTTCGACCTGCCCGGCTACATGCTGCGCAACTGGATCCTTGGCGCGCGAAGCGTCGAGCGCAATCGCGACAACCCGGCGTGGGGCGATGCCGCGCTGCCGCGCGCCGGACTGATGTACCGCTGGCTATGCACGCGCATCGCGATCCGCGCACACACGATCCTCCGCAGCGACCGAGATCAACACCTGCACGATCACCCGTCGTGGTCGGTCTCGATCGTGCTCGACGGCGGCTACTGGGAAGTGTTCGAACCGACTCCGTTCGCGCTGAGCTGTCCGCTGATGTACCGCAGCGCACTGGAGACGATCAAGCAGTCGTGGATCGCGCCAGAACGCGCCGGCGACCACCTGTATCTGAACGACTTCGGCATCTATTGGCGCGGTCCGGGTGCAATCGTCGTGCGCCGTGCCGGCGACTTTCACCGGCTCATCCTGCCGCGCGCGACGGTCGCGAAGTCGATCTTCGTGATGGGGCGCCGCACGAACGCATGGGGTTTCCTGACGCCGCACGGGAAGGTGGGCTGGCGCGCGTATCTCGCGAGCGCTGACGCGACGACGCAGCGGGACGAAGAAGTCAAGGAAAAGTGAACCACCAGCCGCGCGGCACCCGTCGCGCGGCAACCACCGGCCTTAATGTCGGCGGCATGGGTGATGGGTGGGCGCCGTCACGCCGGCTTATTCATGCCAACGCTGCCATATGCGAACCGTGTCGCCGACATTGAGGCTTGATCTACTGATTTAGAGGTGCAACCGTGAGCAAAAAGGCGTGGTCTCCCGAGGAGCTTGAGATCCTGAAGCGTGAATACCCGTGTACTCATACGCCGACGCTTGCCAAGCAGTTCGGACGAACGCCAACTTCGGTGTATCAGAAGGCTCTCAATGTTGGATTGCGCAAGTCGGCTGAATACATGGCCAGCCCCGAAGCAGGGCGCACCGATGGTAAACGCGGGGGCGCCACTCGATTCAAGCCGGGTCAGGCTGCGTGGAACAAAGGCATAAAAGGTGTAGTTGGCATTCAAGATAAGTGCCGCGCCACGCAATTCAAAGCCGGCCACGCGCCGCATAACACATTGCCGGTCGGCAGTTACCGCACGAACAAGGATGGTCATCTTCAATGCAAGATCGGCACGGCCAAGGGTTCAAACAGCAAGCGATGGCGCACCGTCGCAGAGATCGTATGGTGCGATGCGAACGGGTCGCTTCCACCGGGGCATTTTGTTGTTTTCAAGCCGGGAATGTTCACGAATAAGCTTGAGGAAATAACCCTAGATCGCGTGGAGTGCATCAGCATGGCCGAGAACGCTCGACGAAACCATCCGCGCAGTAAATCGCCCGAACTGGCGAAGCTTGTCCAGTTGAAGGGTGCGATCACCCGTCAGGTCAATCGAATCGCCCGCGAGGCGAAGGAGCAAGAGTCATGAGCACGATCACCGATATGCGTGAACACCTAATGCAGACGCTCGCAATGTTACGCGATCGCGAAAACCCGATGGACGTTGATCGTGCGCGAGCCGTCGCGCAAGTTGCCGGCGTCTTGGTCGATAGTGCCAAGGTCGAAGTGGACTACATCAAGGCGACAGGGGCGACCGGCGATTCGCTTTTCATCTCTCCGCTCAACAGTGATCCCGAGCGCCTTCTCAACGGCACCAAGGGCGAAATCGAAAAGACACCGACCGGGTTCGTCCATCGCATCCGCGGTTGACCACTTGAGGACCAAATACCATGACGACCACCGACAAGAGCCGCGCTGATGCGCTGACGGATTTAAGCGACGACGAATTGGCATTGATCCGAGAAGAGGCTGCACGCATTACTGACGATTGGTGCGAGCGTCAATTTATGGAACCGTCGCAAAAGGAATCCGATGCGAAGTTCGTGCGCGAAGTATTGCGCCTCGCCGCATCCCCATCTTCGCAGCCCGCAGCAGCGCCGGCCGACCTCCAAGGGCTGCGGCGATCGATCCTTACGTCGCGCGAGATCGTGCGCGACCAGGACGGCATGCTGTCGCATCCCGCCGTTCCATACCTCGACGAGGACGTGAACTACGAGACATTCTTCGCTGCGTTCGGCATCGAAGCCACGTTCATCCACATGGAGGATGACGTCGATTGCGATACGTACGATCGGTACTTCGCATCCAATAGTCCGGACTGCTGCACGTGGACGCCGAGCAGCCCGCAGGGCGATGGCTGGATGCTGCTTGAAATTTACGACACCGAGGACGGCCCGGTCGCGCTGTATGTGCGCGAGAAGAAACCCGAGTCGATGCGCGAACGATGGAAGCGTGAAAAACGGGAAAGTGATGCGGCCGCACCCTCGCCGGCGGACGAGCGGATGGAGTTCGTAGAACGCGTGATGGGAATGTTCGAAGCGTGGCCGAATGGCAAACCTGGCCCTACTGACGAGCCCGAATCTCATTATCGCTTTGGCTATAACACCGCTCTCGAAGATGTTCTAACTGCGCTCGACGTAGGCTCACCGACGCGCCGCGCCGCATCAGCCAACGAGACGGGGGCGGAAGGGGCGGCAATCGAGCTGTTACGGAAGTTCATGGAATATCGAGATTCGGATTACGTTCCGAACGTGTTGTTCGACTGCGCTAGAACGATCATCGATAACGCTATGGCGGCAGCAGCGCCGGCCGAAGAGCACAGCACTATTGAATGCCAAGCGCATAGCGGGCCCGATTGTACCGAGTGCGGCGGCACTGGCGTTTGGTCCGGGAAGGCCGACGAGCGGGCGGCGTCATGGCATTGTGAAGATCCCGTACAGAAATGCAGAGCTCAGTGCGACAGTTGCGCCAAACAAGCCCGCGCGGCACTGAAGGCGATCGTCGACGAACGGGCGGAATGCATCGCATGGGCGAACGCCAATGGATTCACGAAATACCACGAATCGATGTGCGCAGCGTGGGAAGAACGCGCACGTCGCGCGGCACAGCAATTGAGCGCCGAAATCAGAGAACTAAAGGTCAAACTCGGCTCTTACGAGCGCGAGCGCGAAGACCAAATCCGTTACCTTGCGGCGCAGTCGGAAGAAATCGCGGGGCTTAAACAGCAGCTGGCGCACGCAGATGCTCGGGTCGGGCTGACGGCCACAGTGATTCAGAAATGCATCGATTCATGTGCTGCCGAATATCTCGAAGATGTGACGGGCCATCCGGAAGACGCTGCTTACTGCCAGGGTATCACTGACTGTATCGACGCCCTGAATCGCCTCAAGACCGCCGACTGGAGTGCCATTCTCGCCACTCATTCGGGCCAGTCGGAGCCGGAAACAGCAACAGTTGCTCGCATCGAGCAGTTGCGCAAGGCCCTGTTCGAGTCACGCGATGCGATGAGGGTCATGTCGAACTGGGTGAAGAAATCTGATCCGGCCGGACACTCGTGGGCCGTGCGCATGGTCGATCGCGCGAACGCCGCACTGAATGGTGAGCCGGAGCCGCGCGCCGAGGTGACGGAGGAACAGCCGAGCCTCACGAATCCGCTCACGCCGTACGGGATGCTCGTGCGCGCGCTGCGAATCGTATCGGGCACGACGCTGATGGGCATGGCGCAGCACCTTGGCCGCGGCCCCGCAGAGCTGTCGGCCATTGAATTCGGGCGCAAGCCGGTGCGCGATGCTGACATCGTAGACGCAGCGCACTTCTTCGCGTGTGTCGGCATTCAGAGCACGACGCATGCGCTGACGATCGCCGCCCGCGCAGGAGGTGCGTGATGGTCGACTACGCACGTTTCCGCTCGATCGCCGAAGACCTGAAGGAAGGCGGCAACCACGTCGCCTCCGAGGCGATCGATGAACTGCTGGCCGGTGCCATGTCCGCACACGATGCCAAGCGAGAGGCTGAACGGTATGTCAAGCGCATCACCGAACTGGAGGCCGCCCTCGAAATGGTCCACGGCATCCGGTATCAGGAGATGCGTCTGCATCTGCCCGAAGGCGGACACGTCAGCCTGCGCTGGCCCGAGTTGATGTCCCTGGAAAGCGCCGAAATGCTGCGCGAAGTGTTCGACCTCCAGATGAAGGCGCACGCGAAGTACATGGCGAATCGAGTCGCGACACCCGAAGCCGACGCTGCCCGCACCGGAGCCTCATCATGACCACTCCCCGCATCAAGAACGAAGACATCCTCGCGCAGCTCGCAAGCGGCACGAAGACCATCTATCAGCTCGCATTCGCGCTTGGCGTTCAGCCTGCCGTTCTTCAATGTCGAGTCGACATGCTCTTTTATTCGGGCCGCGTTCGCATCGACTTGCGATATACGAATGACCTCGGTTATTGCCTCCCACCGGTCGAATCATCGCCGCGAGCGCCGCTCGATACGCCGGTAGGAGAACGACGCACCGGCCCGAACCTTCAATCGACGCTCTCCGGATACGATCGCGAATTCGCGTGCCGTCGAGAACTTGCTATGGCGACGAGGACGCGATGAGTAACAGGGAGAAACAGTCGCCAGAGCGCACGTGCTCGTGGACGCCCGTAGACTGCAGATCGGATATCTGGGAGACGTCCTGCGGTAAGGATGTCGCGCTCGATGATACGCCGCAGGAATACGGCATGTGCTATTGCTGCTACTGCGGTGGCAGATTGTTTAGTTTTGCAGAAAAGGAATGCAAGGTGTGGAAATGAAGAAAATTCTGTCACGAGAGGAAGTCGAACGCCTCTGGCATAACTCGAATAGCGACGGCACGCTATGCAGTCAGCTGATGAGTTTTTCCGCCGCCCTCGAATCCGCATTGCTGGAGAAATTGTACGGGCAGCCGGTAGGCAAAGCCGGGAATATGCCGGGCATCCATGGTTTCACGATGGCAGCGTTTTATGCCGATGACGTGCCGGTCGGAACGCTCCTCTACACCCGTAACCGGAGCAAAGCATGAAGATCAACAAAGGACAGATCATCGCCTTCACGAACGGCCAATATTCGGATTACTGTCTGCGCGACCACATGCGCGCTCTGGAGGATTTTCAGACGGCCGATAAGGTGAATGAATTCAAAGCGTCTCCAGAATTTCAATCCGTCAATTGCTGGGAACAAGACGATGCGTTCATGGCATGGCTCGTAAAAACCGGCATTGTCGAGCCTCTGGGCGACGAGGTTGTCGAATGGCACATCGGATCATATGGAGAACTCAGCGCAGGAGATTGAAAGCATGAAGATCACCGATGACATGCTGACGGAGTGCTGATATGGGACAAGTCACAGAAGAAACCTGCCGACTCATCATTGAATACGCCGACCGCGATGATCGATTTCCACTGACCTCAACGAGATGCGGCAACTCGCCTATCTGGCGAGTCAGCAAATCAAAGCCGCCCGCCGCACCACGCCCGACAGGGAGGCGATCATCGAGGAGTGCGCGAAGGTGTGCGATGAAGATGCGGACGATAAATGGAATCTCTATAAGGGCCAGCATCCTTATACAGGTCGAGAGTCCGGCCGAGCTGATCCCTATGTTGAAGGTCGCGCGGACGGTGCCAGCGTTTGCGCAGACCGTATCCGCGCCCTCAAGACCGTCCCCACTAGCGATAAGGGAGGTGCGTGATGAAGGTCACGATCGACGATAACGTGACGGTACTTCCAGTCAAGCCACGTCCGAACCTTGGCGACGAACGTGTTTTCACCACCGTTCCAGTCCAGTCATGCTGGCATAAGCGCTACATCGTAGACGACACGCTGGATGAAGTGACTTGCGCCGACTGCAAAGAGAAGCTGAATCCGATGTGGGTTCTTAAGCAGCTAAGCCACGCCGAACACCGCTACCACGAACTGCACGCGCGCTACCACGACGAGCTGAAACGGCTCGGCGAGCGGTCGCGCACGAAATGCCAGCACTGCGGGAAAATGACGAGGATCAGCAAATCATGATCGACCAAGACAAGATGCGGGCGCTGGCGGCACATCTCCGGGGGCCTTTTGGCTATTGCACGGATCTATCTGAGGAAGCCGCCGACGCCATCGACCTCCTACTGGCAGAGGTGGAAGCCGCTGCGGCGGATAAGCGGAATGCCTTGGCGTTCCGCGATCTTATGGCGGCCGTTATTCGCAATATCAACCACGGCGAGTATAACCGGCCGTATCGCGGAATCGAGAATGCACCGGGTCATGCTCACGACATGCCGGGGATTTGGGATTCTGACAACGGTGCGAAAGCCGGAACACAATGCGCATGGTGCGCTACGTGGAATGCGGCTCGTGCCGCCCTCGCGCAACGACAGGGAGAAGGATCTTGACTACACGAACGAAAGAAGAAGAGCGCCTGATGAGCCAGATTGCGAATTTGGAGGCAGAGTTGAATCGAAAACGTGAACTCTTGCGCGAAGAACGAGAGCGGAACTGCGGCGTTCGGATTGGAGATATCGTTCTTTACCGCGGCGAAGAATACCGGGTCGCTGAGATCGATCCTCAACCGTATGGTGGAGCATGGGTAAGGGGTAATCCTAAGAAGAAGAACGGGGAGTTCGGTAACCAAATCCGAGCACTTTACAGCAGATGGACGCATACAAGTCGCCGCGCCCCTGCTAGTGAGGGAGAACAGAAATGACCAAATACGAAAAACTCGACGCGATGATCGTGGCGCAGATCGACGATGTCCCGCGCTCATTCACTCACCTGCGCGGATGCCGTGCGCTGATGGCCGAATGCGAACGGCACGCCAAAGAAGCCGGGACCAAGCGATCGCCTTACGGCGTCGACAATTAGCGTGTTCTTGATCGTCGGCTCCAGGCTCTGCGCAAAGCCGGCAAGATCAAGGCGACTGGCAAGGGATGGGTTCGTGCGGGGATTGAATCATGACCAGCCGCCGCGTCGAGCTAGCCATGACCACAAGGGGAAAATGATGAAAGCACTTCGAATGAAAGACATCGTCGACAAGGTCGGTCTCGGCCAATCGACGCTCTACCGCATGATCGCGGCCGGCACGTTTCCGAAACCGTTCGAACTCGTGCCGGGGCGCACGGCGTGGCTGGAGGAGGACATTGACGCGTGGCTGGCAGAAAAAGCCGGGAAGAAGTCGGCCGCTGAAAGGCCGGACGACAACAACGTCACGCAGCCGTCTGCGCAGACTATCGCGTAAATGGCATCACGATCGCGGTCTGACCCGCGCAGTACCGCGCCCAGTCCTCCATCATCCCGCGCCGGCGCTCGAGCATATCTCGGCGCCGGTATGCGGAAACGGTCGTCGACGAGATCGTGTGCGCGAGCGCCTGCTCGGCGAGTGAATCGGGATAGTCTGTGCAGTCCGCAATCCAATCCCGAAACGTCGAACGGAACCCGTGCACTGTGATGTCGCTGCGGTCCATGCGGCGCAGCAACAGGAGCATCGCCATATTCGACAGCGGGCGCCCCTCCTTGTACCCCGGAAACAGCCATCCCCACTTTGCCTTTGTCGCGATCTGCATGCGCACGAGCTCGACGGCTTCGTCGCACAGGGGCACGCGCAGCTCCTGCTCTGCTTTCATCCGGTCACCAGGAATTGTCCAGACGCGCGCATCGAGGTCGAACTCCTCAGGCCGCGCGAACAATACTTCATTCGTGCGCGTCGCCGTGAGGATCAGCAGACGCAGCGCCTGCGCGGCGCGCTTGGGGCGCTGGCGCAGCACCGCGAAAAACGCGGGCATCTCCTCCCACGACAGCGCCGGGTGATGCTTCACGCTGTTGCGCTTCTTCACCCGCGGCAGCACGCGATCGAGGTGGTCGACGTAGCGCGCCGGGTTGTCGCCTGTCCGGTGGCCGAGCACCGTCTCGGCATCGAGGATCGCTTTCACGCGCCCGCGCACGCGCCGCGCCGTCTCGCCCTTCTTCATCCAGATCGGCTGCAGGATGCGCACGATCATTTCCGTGTCGATGTCGCGCACGTCGATATCGCCAATCACGGGATAGGCGTAGGCTTCCAGAGTGGATGTCCACTGCTTCGCATGTTTCGTGTTGCGCCAGCCCGACGCGCGATCGGCGATGAATGCCTCGGCTGCCTGCCTGAACGTCACTCCGGGCGCCCTCTCAGCGGCCCGCATGACCTGCGCGCGCCGCCGCGCAGCGATCGGATCGACGCCATGCTTCACGCTCGCGCGGCAGTCTGCCGCTACCTTGCGCGCCGCGGCGAGCGGCAACACCGACAGCGAGCCGAGGCCCATCTCCCGCGCGCGGCCGGCGAGCGAGAAGCGGTAGATCCATGACCGCGATCCGCTCGCGCTGATCTGCAAGTACAGGCCGCCGCCGTCCGCGTAATATCCCGGGTCAACGAGCTTGCCGATGCCGAGCGCGGTCAATCGATTCATCTGACGCGACGCCAT